CATCCTTAATTTTGTCTTTAATATACCATTTTTCATGTCCTTTATTTCTTTTTATTATTGTCACAAATAACTCAGTTAGTGGTCTTCCAAGATTATCAGTGAGATTTTCAATATTGAGACTGTCAGTAAAAGTCACCTGGGTAACATCATCACCATATATTGTCTTTGCAAAACCCAATGGATATTGTTCCTTGTCGAACAAATACATTTTCTTGTTTTCAGCACCATATTTGGCATTGTTATCAATATACTTCTCTAAATCATCACCTTTAACATATTCTTCCTTCTTGTATTTGAAATTAGGGAGTTTTCTAAACTTGCGATAATAATACTTACGTTCTATATCATCAGTAAATTTAACAAAACGATAATATTGTATATTTTTTTCATCAGTTGTTTTATTTTTTTCATTAATTATTATATCTTCAGTATCATTTATATAAAAATAGTACTCCTTATTATTTCCTTTCAAATCCCCTACATTAAGTACCGTGAAAGTTTCACCCTCTATTTCTGTTTCAAAATTTTTGTTTTCTTCTTTATAATATAACTTTATGACATCACCACTCTCCAAATTATGTTTAACGTAACTTCTGAACAAAATTATATCTTGACCGTAACTGCCTTTTTCCCTTGTGACTGATAAAAGTTTTAACCCATTTACTACCTCGCTATTTTCGAGTTTACCACAGATTAAAGAATTGTCGTTATCATACCCATAGTCATTCTTATAAGGATATGTAATACATATATCCCAATTCTGCTCCTCTCGGTTAAGAAATGAATTGTATTTCGGATTAAAAGAAAACAACGTACTGTCAGGATATAACTCTACAAAGTCACATCCCACGCTTTCTTGGTTATTGAACACTCTTGATGTCTTCATGTCAACCCATTCCTCACCATTCCATTGTTTAGTTGTAATCGAAGAAGTGTTATAGAAACCATACCAACCGTTTTCTTCCCTTAATTTGTTATTAATGCAATCTTTGAAAGAGTCAATATCATCAATGTCATACAAATGTTTATTCCTCAAAGTCTGTATTTTGCTGTCATAATCACCAATATCAGTCCTTTTTGACAATGGAATGTGGTTGCCGCTTGCATCACGCATCAAATCTTCAATCGTATTAAAAACATTCTTTTCTTCCTGTATAATCTTTTTTGGTAACGGATTGATAAGTTTAAATGAATTGTTTCTGATTATATGGTTGTTGAAAATATCCAAACCACAGTGATATACAAACGGTTCTGAACCATTGGCATACTCAGTATTACGAACCATATCATATGATGTCATATCAACGATTTTGCCCTTAATTGTATAATCTTCACCCAACTCAAAACTTTTAAAACTTTCTCCCTCTATACAATCCATAATATGAAGGGTTTTTTTGTTTTTATCAGTTTCATCTGAACTTTCATTCTGTACAATTTCACTTACAACATTGAAGAGAATGTTTGAACAATAGGGGTTTATTGTAAGTATTAAACGATAATCATTGCAATTTCTTCTTTCCTCTTCAAAAATCTGTCTTTGACTTAAGTCATCAGTCACAGAAGGGAAAGGAAACACCTTGGTATGCTGATTTATCTCTAAATCAACATACTCCTTGGTGTTAACCGAATTATTCGAGTTGGTACTATTTAATCTTATTCTTTCTTCTATCATTATTTAAGTTCAATTTTCTCCAATTATTGCTGTAAGTATACATGGCTTATCAAAAAGAGTCCTAATAAGCATAGAAGTACTTATTTCATATTCATCAATTGTTTGATTATCATTGTCATAATATTTACACTTCCATTTTTTAACATCATATAAGCCATTATTTTTCGGTATCTGTAATGTTGTTTTTGTCATTCCATCACTGCCTAAATGATATGGTTTTGTAATTTCATTAATTAATGTAAATTCGTCTGTTTCTTCATCTTTTTGTTCACTTATGAATTTGAAATCAGGATAAATATTATTTTCTGGTATTACCCATTTTATAGATATATACGTTTCAGTTCTATAAAAAATTTCTCTACCATTACGCACTACTTGGCGTAAACCCGTAATATCCTTTGCTATAAGTTCGCCATAATAGTTTGTGTCTATACGGATTTGACTAGTCCCATTTTTGAAAACTTCGGGTTCTTCCCCTTCGTTATATGTGTAATAATAATATCCTTCATTTTCTTTATAAAAAATTTTGCAATTATTCTTACCTAAATCGAAATCTTTAGTAACTTCACGATAATATAATTCTGCTGACCTTGCTCTTACTCTGAAACCTATACCGTTCACAGTATAATCATAATTCCTAAAATAGGGGAATCTATCTACGCCGATTCCGAATATTGTACCTGTCTTTATTATTTTATTATCACTAGCATCTAAATCTAAATATATTAAATTACCAAGAATTGGTGTCGTATATAAAGAAACTATATGATACAACGGTGAAATTAAACGAATGTTTTTTTCTACATACACACAATAGACCCTATCGAATGTACTCCCCCTATTGGTGATATGGTCTCCAAAATGCCGTGCTTTAAATCTACCTGTGGTTGAACAAGAATATTTAGTTTGGTTTTCTTCAGGTATAACACGTTTCCATTCCGACATGAAAGTCTTTGCCGTATGAAGTTCATTAAAAGGATAATCAACATTTTGTTTATCAGCACGAATTTTAACAAAATCTCCTTCCCATTTAAAAATATTAGGAATATTATTTCCAAATTGACTTCTTATACCGTTAAAATCAACATCATTCAATGGATAATTGTCATCATAGTTACCCGAAGGCCAAGAACCACCATTAGCATCATATGGGGTGTGACTTTGTAATGAATAAAGTACATAATAACCATTGGAGTTTTCTCCCTGATTAAAAACTAAACCGTTTGCTTCTTCATTCCATCCACCAAAAGATGCAGCAGTAAGACTCTGTTCTTCATCAAGCCATAGCCTTTTATTGAAACTAAATGTTTCGTTTATTTCACCAATATTCAGATTATTGTTCTTAGAGTTACTACCAAAAGCATATTGACGTGGATAATTATCATTATATATTATTTGGAACTTATCACTAAAATTAACTAAACTCTTCGCAATACAATTATTCCAATTTTCTTGGTTTATTTGCCATTTCTTTGTTCTTACATTTAACGTCTCATCACACATAATATATACATCATTATTATGAGTAGATACTGACATACTATCAATTATTTCTGACAACGTTTCTTTTGAATACGAATTAAATACGTTATATTTTTTTAATTCTCCATACTCTTCCGTTGTAATTGTATCTTGTTTAGATTTTATAGCATAATATATTTTAATGTAATTATTATTATTTATATAATCGTTATATATGTCTTTATCGTATTTGTATTTATCATCTTCGTTTTTGCAAAATTCCTTAATATTTCCTTTTTCTGAAACTTCTTCTGAATCTTCTTCTGGAACTGTGAAGTTTTCAATTTCAGAAAGTGCGAGAGGGGTCGGCCATTTAACGTTTAACGAATTATTTAATTTAATAAAAGTAATCGGCGAATAACCAGGTTCATAATCTTTCTGCACATTTTCACCAAGCAAAGACCATATATTATATAAAATCTCTTCGCTTACATCCTCTGTGTAAAGAATATCTCTTAATTTTTCAATACACCATTTTGCTAATGATTCATCAGTTAATCCTGTAATAACTCTTCTCTCAACATATGTATATGGATTAACGTTTTGATTCAAGTTGTCAGACAGTGTGATATCATATTTACCAAATTTTCTTATTTCAAAATTACCATCACGTTCAACAGTGCCGTTATTATGTCTTCCACAAATAAAACCATCCATATTAATCATACCCGTCTTATCATATGATGGAATATTTATCATTTTACTCCATCCTTTAACAGAAGAACTTTCAATCTTATCAATAACGGGGAATTCAAACAAATCAACAATATTTGTCTTTGACGGGTTTATTGCCTTTACGCCACCACTAAGTGAGATTGAAGGGAAATCCTTATTTCCACTATCCAAAGGTATTGATTTCTGTTTTACATTCATTATACCTGTTGATAACGGTTTTTTCTCAATATTGTTGGATTTCGTAATCATTATATCATCAGAACTTGCATCAGCACCAAACGATGGGCTGCTCTTATAGGTTATTGTTGGTATGTTAACATTTTGCAACATATTTGTCTGTTCATATGTCAAATTAGTATTATTTAAAATATATTCACTTTCGTCGTCTACTTCTTCTTCATGATAGACAATGATTGGTTGTACAGGCATTTCGTCCGTGTTACTTGTAATCTCGAAATTTTTTGATACACCTTCTTCTGTCATGTAGAAAGTCTTCAGCATTCTATCGGCAATTTCTCTTCTGCGTGACAAAACATTATTGATTGTATTGACGAAATCATTTGCCTTGAAATATGTCACTTGTGTGAATGCTTTATATTCACCTGCAACATAACTGTCTGTGAAGTTGTAATAAACAGTGTTTCCATTTGTATTACCACTCGTATTTCGTGCAAATTCATCCAATAAATCACTCGGATTGATATTCACCTTGTTATAATTAAACACGGTTAATTCAATTGCAACTACTTTGTCTTGAACATTATTACCCCAAACTTCTTTGTAGTATAATGTTCCTGTTGAATCATAGGTTTTCTCATCTTTATCCATTGGTACATATATAATCAGCCCAATATTTGTATTGTCAAAAGCATTAGAAGCAATATTGACAGCTTCACTATTGTTATTAACAACGTTATCATTGTTATTGACAATTGTCATCTCAGCCCTTACAGACTGAAGTTTTTCACAATTTGCAAAAGCACTATTACCAATCGTGGTTATTTTTTTAGGTAATACAATATTTGTAAGCGACTTACAGCCATTAAATGCACTATTGCCAATTCTTTTTACATTGTATGGAATATACACACTACTTAATTTCTCACAACCATTAAATGCGTCATCATCAATTGTGGTTATCGAGTCAGGTAAATCAATCGAAGTAAGTGATTTACAATCTTTAAATGCACTATCACCAATCGTGGTTATACCAATATTAGGTAAAACAATTGTATTAAGGTCAGAACATTCATTGAAGTCAATAACATCGTTTAATAAGTCTCCATAAGTTGTTTTTTGTGCCAAATAGATACGTACACTATGTAAGCCATTTCTATCGAAGTTATATTGGTAAGTATATACCCCATCATTATAATCGACTTTAAGTTTATCAATGAAAAGTGTGTCAATATATCCTGTTTCTTTTATATTAAACAAAGTTGTATTGTCACCTTTTGTCATATAAGTTATGTCAATATACAAACCAAGTTTGTCTGAATCTGCCTCATTCACTATACCGTTTTTATCATACCACGTTTTATCGGTTGTTTTAAAATCTATTTCTTTAAGTTTTGTTAAATTATTGTCATCACTACTTTTACTATAATCAAGTACTTCTTGACCGATATCGTTACTACCTGCCACACGCTCTACGCTATTGACATCATACCAAGTCTCACCTTCTTTTTCAATTGTTTTAACCAATGGTCTGAAATCAATACGTTCTTGTCCTTCCTCAGACGGTAACATATAGTTCAATGTACCGTTTTTATCATACCAAGTACTAAGATAAACTTCTGTATAGTCTTTCTGACAATACTTTGGCAAGTTACTCCAATCATCGGGAGTTATAAACTTAGTTGTAGTATCATGTTCATTACGATACATCTTGGTATAGTCTTCCTTACAATAGTTAGGTGGCAAATCATTCCAATCTTCGGAAGTTATAATCTTAGTTGCATCATACTTGTTTAGATATGTATGTGGCTTGTAGTTATCACGTTGTTCTTTGGAAAGGTCTTCCCATACATCCTTCGTGATAATATCATCTGGATTCTGCTTGTTCACATACTGGTAAACATCATAACTATTCCGACTATAACCGTCATCAAGTAGATTATATGCTTCAGGCATTATTACATTTGAATTCTGCTTGTTCACATACACTTCGTTATAACCGTTCTGACTATCTTCACTATTTTTAGGAAGTCGATTATATGCTTCGGTGGATATGAATTCACTTGGAACTTGTTTGTTTCTATATTGTTTGAAGTAATTTTTAATGTCGGTTTTAACATTCTTGTTACGATACATCTTGGCATAGTCACGCTTACAATACTCAGTTGTCAACTCCGCCCATTCGTCGGGGTCTATAATGTCATCTTCTTCATACTTGTTACAATATTTCTGTTCATAGTTGTTTTGTGTATCAGGGTCAAGTTCCTCCCATTGCGCCTTTGAACGGATATCTGTCTCATCATTCCTGTTCACATACACCTCTTCATAACAACCCTGATTATATTCAGGAAGTTGATTATAATCTTCAGGCATTATTACATTTGAATCCTGTTTGCTTATATACACCTCGTCATAACTGTTCTGAGTATATTCAGGAAGTTGATTATATATGTCAACAGATATAATAATATTTAATGTTATTAACCAACCACTATAATCCACAACTGTTTTACCAACATCACCACTTGACGCTGTATGCTCAACACCATCGGCATCATACCAAGTCTCACCAGCAGCCGTAAGATTTTTGACTGTGAAATGAATAACCTTATATGTCGTTACATCATCCTCATTTCTTTTATCAACAAAAGTTGTTATAACATCATTTGCTTCTACTATTTTGTTTTTTCCATCTTCTCCATGATATGTTTCATTAACTTTCTTTCCGACTTCTTCGTCTTCTTTATCAATCTCTGTTGCATATATCGCATATGTTTGTTCGTTTTCATTCTTGTCAATACCGAATCTCTCTATATCCTTTAAGTTAATTTTTGGATATTCATCTTTATTATCATCTTTACCCTCAAAATAATCATGATAATAGATTTTATCAACATTGAACCAAGGATTATTTTCATTCAAATCACCAACATTCGTGGTTAACTTGTTTTTAGTTATTGTTCCGTTATAATTCCAACCCGTGTGTCCATCAAAATTCTTAATTATCTCATAATCAATACCATTAATGAACATCTTGTATTTTATTACACCACTCACAAATACATTTGTTTCTATACGATTTTTGGTTTCAAAAACAGTGTCACCAACGTTGCACAATTGTGTGACTGTTATAATATATGTACGATTTTCGTCAGGAACACCGAAAGCAAATGAGTGTTTTTCAGAATCGTACCATAACACATTTTTTATTTCAGTAATTACACCATTATCATATGTTATCTCACCACCATCGTAGCCAATATATTTACTCCAATCAACAACAGTATTTCTACCGACGATTGTATAAGGATTATGTTTTTCATCTTCTTTCTTACCATTCTTGGTATAGTAGATTGTACCATCGTCAATACTTGTAACCTTATACAGATTACCATCGGCATCATACCAGGTAGGCAGATATAATGGTTCAGTCATGAATTTATAATAATTCACAACAGTATCTCTGTTCTCAATTGTTTTATCACCCTCACCATTTATAGTGTGGTGAATTATACCATCTGCATCAATACTTGTAACTTCACAGAAATTACCTTCCTCGTCATACCAAGCGTCACCAATTTCATCCAATGTGAAAACAAATTTATCATGATTGAAATCAACGACAATGCCGCCAACCTTTTTATCTGTATTATCACCCTTACCATTTATAGTGTAGTGGATTGTACCTTCAGTATCAACACTTGTAACCTTATATACATTACCTTCTTTATCATACCACACGATTTCTTCTTGTGTGGTAGTTTCCAAAAGCCATGAATAATCAACTACAAGAGTCTCTACACCCTCATACCGTGTGACACCGTTTTTATCAACCCAAGAGTAATTATCATCACTTCTTGTTGTCTTAGTCCAAATAGGTTGATTATAGTTTATAACAGTATTTCTGTCATCAATGGTATAGTCACCCACGCCATTCTTGGTGTAGTGGATTGTACCATCGTCAAGACTTGTAACCTTACACAACGCACCGTCTTCATCAAGCCACGTTTCAAATGACAATACTCTTACTAATGAGGTGAAATCGAGTTCATTATTATTTTTATCATTGGGTGTTTCATCAGTATATGTATTTCGTATACCCTCATAGTTATAATAATAATCTCCATCTTCTAATGGTGTTAAAAATTTAGCATAGTCAATAATATAATCACCTGGTATCTTAGTATCATTATAATACCATCCATTACTTTTTTTTGTAACTTCCTTTTCATCTTTGTTATCTTTGGTAGTAAACTTGATTGAGGTTTTTTCTGTTACTAACACTTTTGTTAATTTTTTATAATTTACAATAATATTATTATAATCCTTTTCTTTTAAACTTTCTTCATAACCTTTTTCAATTAGAATATTATCTTCGTTTTCATTTAAAACATGAAATTGTTGATATAGAAATTGTATATCTACATTATCATCATATTCTTCTTTTGTAATAAATTCTGTCTTATTTTCTATTTTGCAATATGAAGGTTCTTCTTTGTAGTGATTTTTACCGTAACCGTCAGGAAGTTCATTATAATCTTCAGCATATATAACTTTACTTGAATCTTGCTTGTTTACATATTGATAAATTTCATAGTCTTCCTTACAATAGACATTTGGCAAAACATCCCATTCTTCGGAAGTTATAATCTCAGCATCATACTTGTTCACATACGTATGTGGCTTGTAGTCTTCCTTACAATAGACATTTGGCAAAACATCCCATTCTTCGGAAGTTATAATCTCAGCATCATACTTGTTCACATACGTATGTGGCTTGTAGTTATCACGTTGGTCTTCGGAAAGGGTTTCCCACTCCGTCTTCGTGATAATATCATCTGGATTCTGCTTGTTTACATATTCATAAACATCATAACTCTTCTGACCATAATCATCGGAAAGGTCTTCCCATTCTCCCTTCGTGATAATACTTGAATCCTGTTTGTTAATATAATTATAAATATCATAACTCTTCTGACTATAGCCATCAGAAAGACCTTCCCATTCTGCCTTCGTGATAATGTCTTCCGTATTCTGCTTGTTCACATACTCATACACTTCATAATCAAATTTGCCATATTCCGTAAGTTTATTATAATCATCACTTGTTAAAGCATACGGACTAATAACTTTATAGCTTATACCATATTCAACTCCATCATCACTACCCTCTAAATAATATTTTTCTACATAGTCATCACCTTTATATAAATTATATAAATGTTCTAAATATGGGGCGTTTTCCAAAGAAGAATTAAATGTTACCTCCGTAACTGTATTTCTATTACTAATTGTATAATCGACGATTGTATAATTACCTTCACCATTCTTGGTGTAATGAATCGTACCATCAACATCAATACTTGTAACCTTACACAATGCACCATCCTCGTCAAGCCATGTGTCACCGACTTTTACATTCTTGGTGTAATAGATTGTACCATCAACAATCTTTGTAACTTCACAGAAATAGCCATCAAGGTCATACCAAGTAGGTGGAGTAAGTTCCAATACCCAATCAGTATAATCCACAACGGTATTTCTGCCGACGATTGTATAATTACCTTCACCATTCTTGGTATAGTAGATTGTACCATCAACAATCTTTGTAACTTCACAGAAATATCCATCGGCATCATACCAAGTGTCACCAACTTCTTTAAGTTTCTTAAGTCTGTCACTAAGTTCAAAATCAACAACAGAAGTTTCTTTGTTAGGTTGATAAGGATAATATTGTTTTTCACCATTTTTATCGTAATAAGTCGGTAGATTCAATTCTAATGTCCAAACACTATAATCAACAACTGTTTTACCAACATCACCACTTAACGCTGTATACTTCTTACCATCAGCATCATACCAAGTCTCATCTTTTTCAAGTTTATTAACCAATGGTTTGAAATCTGCTTGTTGTGTGCCTTCTTCATATACATATTTTCCATTTTTATCCTTTTCAGTCAAATAATGTTTTACACCATCCCTATCATACCATTCAGGTACAACAAGTTTTTTTGTCATGTCTTTATATTCTTCAACGATATCACCTTTCTTTTTATCTGTATAATGTTCTGTCCCACCATTCTTGGTGTAATGAATTGTACCATCGGTATCAATACTTGTAACCTCACAGAAATTGCCATCAACATCATACCAGGTGTCACCGACATTTTCAATTGTTTTCTGTATGTCTGTTTTATCAAAATCTACTTTTTCTCTTACTTCTATCTTATATTGTTCAATATCGTCATCATTATCATGTACGCCATATACTGTAATGACACCACCAATTTCCCTTTCTATTTTCTCAGGGTTGCTATAGACAAGTTTGGTGTTGTTATTCATTATTGCATTATTTGTACCCAAACTTCTGAGCAAGTCTTCGTGATTCTTCTTGAATGACTGCACATTGTTTGAATACATGAGGAAATTATAACTCATATCAAGTTCATAATGATATTCCTCTTCATTTGCGTCAGTTATTGTAAGATAATAAGCGCCATTAGGTATAAAGATGTTTTTGTTTTCGCCTTCAATTTCTTCAAACTCTTCAAATTTTTTAGATGAATAATCCTCAAACCCTTCAGGTATTGAATAAATTTTATAATTATAAAAAATAATTTTTTCATCTCTTATGTCATCCAAAGTAAAAGTATCGTCACCTGTTATAACAATGCTGTAAGGTGTTGCGATTTTCTCCAAATCCAAGGCAATAAATCCATCATATGTGTTATTCAATGAACTACACCAACTACTGCTCTTCTTGTATATATTAAAATTATTATAAACGCCTTTTTCATTATCGCATTCAGCAAAATATTTTGAGTTGAATTTTTCTATTGCCGTCTTACCTTCATTTAAACCGAAATAGAAGTAGAATGAATTTTCATATCTTGGGAAAGCATTATTAGAATCGTAATAGTAAGGTTTATTACCCATTCTGAACAGATAATAGTCACGACTTGCCTTCTCCAACAGGTAATTGTATTTATAATTAACTTCAGGTGGATAGTTTTGTGTTGTTCTCTTCATTCGTTCAGCAAGCGAACCGTCAAAGTTTTCAGGATAAAGGTAACGGAAATCATATTCTTTAAGACCGTTTTTTGTATTTATCTTAGTCTTTAATTGATTACCGTTCATTGTTGCGAACATACTTCTTTCATCAAGATTATACAATTCATCCCATGAAATAAAACCGTCAGTTATAAGACGTTTGTAATATGCCCCATCTTCTGCTTGTTCTATTTCACTTTCGCTTGTTTCTTTATTCCATTTCTCAAGTATTGGTATTTGTTTTGTTACATCAAGCGACACGCCATATTCACAAATACGTGAAAGATTTACACAACTCTTGGCATATAACTCAGTCTCACCATTTGTACAACCAATGCCGTAGAACAAACCACTATCAACACTATCTTTTATATTAAATTCATTTGGATTACCCCAATCGCACCCTGCCATTTCAGAATGTATCGTTGAATCCAAAGTATTAATATTAGAAGTTGCTTCACCTGTCTCAGGGTCAATAACATAATGGAATTCATAGTCAGTAAATAAAATATCACCAGGCATATTATACGTGGTGCTTTCAAGATTCTTGAAGAATTGTGGCACACCATTCATGTCACAACTATCAAGACTACCCAAAAGTACAATGTCTGTTGCAAATAGTAATTTCAGTTCACCTTTCTTCTTACCCGTATAAAGTTCATTAGAAGGCAAATTTGCAGACCATTCAACAGGTTTGTAATAATATACGTCCTGTCCAAGCATTGTCTTTTTACTATGTATAACACCACCTAAACCAGCTAATGCAACATTCTTCTCATGGCAATCACCATTATCGCATTCACTATTTCTTACAAATTTCAAGTCAGTTGTATCGCCATCAAAATTGGTTATTGATTTACTTCCATCACGTTCAATTGCACAATGCTGTATATAACGCAATGAAGGAAAATATTGTTTGGAAGTACACCATTCATCTTTTGCTTTACGGGTAAACAACCCAAAGAAGAAACGTTTCTTGGGTGTTATCTTACGATACCATAAAGGTGCATACAGTGTTCCATTAATCCAATCATTATTAAAATTAAATGAAGTTGCCTCATTTTCTTGTGCTAATGCATTCTCATAACAATTATGAAGCATTACAGGGTCATTTTCAGGTTCTCTCGCTTCATCAGGACTTGCGTTACTATATTCTTCATTGTGTGTTGCTTTTGTAAGTCTCCATGCTATATCAGCATCACTTATAGTACCTGCAACATCTGAAAACTCAAAAGCGTAAAATAAAAACCATCCACATCCCGGATAATAGTCTTTCTTATTTACATTATCATCACAAAAACCACGGTCTAAAACAATGCATTTCGGTGTTAAATGTTTAACAACGACACCACCTAATATCTCTGCTGTACTAACCAAACTACCAACGCCCCTAAACACAGCAGCAATCAAGTCACCGACAAGCCAAATTTCTTCGAAGCCTTCTGCCATGCCCTTAATTAATGCACTTGGCAGATGTATAAATACAGCCAATAAAAATGATACGGTTGATATCAACTGATTAATAAATGCAACGAACTGTACGACCAAACCTGTCAATATACATATAATTCGATGTACAAAAGAAAGTTTGACTGTTAATGTATTATACGGCATCGGGTTGTTCTGATTGGCATGATTAACCCATTTTATACCTGTATGCTGCCTGTTATATTGTTCATCACCTTTCTGAATTTTAGGTATATAACTCTTCACGGTGTAAACCTTATTCCAAAACAAGTCACGATAAGATTCCTCTCTTGTCAGACTACCAAATTCATAGTCAACTTCCATTGTCTTATCAAAACCTTCGTCTTCAAGACGTGGGTTATTAGGTATGAGGTAACAAGCACGTTTTCTTGCCGTATTGTCATATTGAGTGTCATCAAGTCTTACTCTGAATCTTACCCTTGCTCTTGTGGCAATACCCTTGTCAGGGTTATCAGTCGGTACAAAATTACCAAATTCGTCCGTTGTGACATAGTCAAGGTTCATAGGTATTTCATACACCCATGTACCATCACCATCAATAAGTCTGTTACCCATTATAGGGAATTGCTCAACACGTCCGTCAATGGTTTTCCTTATCATTTCGATTGTACCCTCACCCGTGACAAGTTCTGACATCTTGCCATTGTTTATTGTAGCCGTACAGTTTTTACCAATCGCATTGCTGCCTTTATCGGTAATGATACTACCCATAAACACGGCGGTAGGCTCGAATTTGTATTCTATATTTATATCACATCTTGTAATAGCAAAAGTATTGTCACCGTTTGATGTGTCGCCCCAATAAGGATATACATAAACACCTCGGTCTTCTGTCACAATCTGTGGAAGAGAATTCAGATTAGTGGAAGACTTGAACTTATTAGGACTTTCGAACATTCCTATATCATAGCCCTTGCCAATCATGTTATGTGGACGTTGTGACAACACACCACAATCACTAAGGTCAATATCTACATGCAATTGTTGGCTACCTGTAGGTATGCCAAACAACATATAGTCACCTGAATTATTTGTAGTGGTTGTATATTTCCAATATTTGTCAAAGATTTCTATGACATCATCATTGTCAAGAACAAGACGTTTGTTTGGAAATGTACCGACATCTTGATGACATTCCGATTCAACATAATCAGGAAGCAAATTATATCTGACACCATCGTTATCGGTGTCAGAAGTTGAAGTAAAGTTGTAAAGCAATGTATCTTTCAAACTTTCATTATCATCGACTTCGATAAAAACACTTACTTTTGAATTAGGAACACCAAATCCACCATTGGCAATGACCCTACCGACAATTATTCCATAGCCCGATTCATATGTTTTATATGTATCAGTCTGATTGAGTTTTAGCGACAAAATTTCAAAGGTGTCATATGTCTGATTAATAGGCACATGTATTACATTAGGTGAAGATTCACCTACTTTGGTTCTAATTCTGTAAACTTTACTATTCTCTTCCATTGATAGTCTTACTTCTTGTATTTATTATAATATTCTTCCAAACTTCTTGGGTTAAAACGCAATTGTTTGCCACACATAAGGCATATGATTACACCTAATAAAAGTGGTATGCCGATAACAATAATTATAGCACCGACGATAATTCCAATACAAATTTGTGAAAATATTTTCATTATTTTTTCAAAAAATGAAAGTTTACGTTCTTCGTCTTCATAACCAGAAAGATGGTTAATTGTTTTTAACTTATTTTTACAAGCACAAGCCATAGTTTCTAATTAAAAATTTTATATTATAATAATGTGTTTTTTTATTGTTTTAATCAACAAAAAAACCACCATTTGCATAAACAAACAGTGGTTTTGAAACATTATTTTTGGGATTAGTTTCTTACTTTAACCTCTACGATTATATCTGTTGCTTTGTTTTTAATTTCAAACATACTATTAGCCTCGCTAAAAAGCATATAGTCGCTTTTGTTTAGGTCAATTTCGTTTGATAAGTCTAATTGGGTGGTCTCACTATATGCATCATAGTCATTATGGCCACATGCCGTAGGGTCTGTTAATTCCTGTGTTGTACCATCGTCTGAATAACCACCACCTACAGGGTTATAAATTCTCATTCTGGTGAGATTTATCACACCATCAAGTTTAGAGATTTCTTTTTCCAAATCGCCGACGAAAATATCTTCTCCCATCATATGATGCCTTATATCCATATAATCATAGACCATATCAATTATACGTTTCGTCACTTCTGATTTGTCATAACTATTATCAACATAGACGGTAAGTTTAAATTTAAGATTTATTACCTTACCTGATTTTATTTCCACAAAATCATTCAGCATCTTATATTGTTTCAGATATTCCTTCATGTTATCAGCAACGACTTCAGCCAATTCTTTCATTAAATGACCTTCCGAATCAAGACCAAGTGTGTATATTACGACTTTGTTGTTTTCCTCAATACATCCAAATCTGAAAGGTACGCCATACTTGGCAGGAATTTCATTTATTTTTGCCTGATAATCCTTTAACGTCACACATCTATTTTGAGAAGTTGAATTATATTTGAGCATATAACGTATTTCTTCTGCGGTCGGTGCATCCTTGCCCCCATATGAAGGCGTTGTATTAGTAACAGTTATGCTATTCCTTACATTTCTGATTTTATTATTATTGTCAGCATCCTCACAATTCCCGTCTATTTCGATATTCAAACCGACGATACTTGTCAAGGTATCAGTTGCAATATTACTTATCTCACCACCACCGACTTTATAAAGTATATACATAGTATGTCCGATTTTTGGTAACACGCCCATATAGTCATTTGCTGTCATGCGAGACATTTGATATTGTGTAAATTGCTTGGCATTGTCAGGTATATTCCCATATTTATTTTCAAGACCTGCACCAAAAATGACTTTTAACTGCCAATTATCGGTGTATTCAGTAATAAACTTATGTTTAAGTCTCTTCCACTTACCTTTTACACATTTTTTAAGAACGATTTCTTCACCATCTTTTTCATATGCAATTTCTTTCTCCCATATAGGATTATAGAATCTTTTATGAATAACGTCGTTATCGTCTATCATGTCCGAAGTTGCTTCTTCCACTTCATATCCAAACCTATATTGGTCTATTAAGTTATCAACCTCGAAATACCTAATTATATCATTATTTAATTTATCCTTATATTCTTCTTCATCGACAAAAAATTCATTCAATTGCGGGTCAGAGTTAATGTTCGTACCCTCCTTTAATATGATACTATCAATACCTATTACATTAGAATCAGGTATTAATACTTCCATAAAAGGCTTAATATCTTCGCTTGTAATGACCTTTTTGAAAACCTTTGTCTGACAAGACGTAGCGATACCCAACTTTTTATATGTATATGATATTATATTCCCATTTGTATCACGATTAGGAATGATTTGTAAATTCGGATTACCATTCTCATCGAATTGTTCCTTGAAATCAATATCACCATTAAGTTCAAATGTAGTAAGACCATTTGAAAACTTTGTTCCTCGTTTGATATAAGGGCAATATCGTTCATCAGCTTTCATATCACCGTCACCTGCCGTACCTTGTTCATAAATCGGTATATTACAACTTAATTCAACCTCGACCAAGGCAGCTTTCTTGTAAGGTACTTTCAGACCATTAGTTCGAGCGATATCCAACAATGAACTAAATTCCGTAGCGGAATCCAACGATGTCTCCTGTATACTCTTGTCTATATGATAATTAAGATTATCACCGACATCTGATAATATTTCAATTAGCCATGAGCCTATTGACGCATCATCTATATTGTCAAACACATCAGGGTAATATTGTTTTGTTATATTTATTATACCCTGTTTATAATCGTTAAAATTCCTATTTAAGTAAGATAATTTATTTTCTGCCATTGATTCATCAATTAAAGTTTCGTTATTAGTTCATATGTTCTTGTTGAGCCGTCTATTTCAGACAATCTATAACGTATTTTGACACCTAACTCCAAACCGTTGTCCAATTCTGCGACTTCTATGTTTTCTATTTTGCAATCAGGTATCCACATTTTTACCGTTTCTTTTATTTCAGTTACGATATCTCCCCAACTTTGCCCGTCATTCGGTTCAAAAATATACTGTATCAAACTTGTCCCAAAATTAGGTTGTCTAACTCTCTGCCCCTTTGGGGTAAAAACGATATGCATGATTTCTGATTTGACCTTTTCCGCCCTCGTATGATTCAAGTCAAATAGTGTTCTATCTTCTGAAGTGACATTAATTGGAAAACGTATTCCATAATTTTGTATTTTCGCCATTTGTTTAATAAAAAATCTTTAACATAAATATAATGCCGATAGATTTATTTTGCAAGAAAACAAAAAAATATGATACTAAAAAACAGTATCATATCTTCTTTTTCCAAAATCTCTCCGTTATATTGGTTAAGTCAAAACCTTCTTTGTAATGCTCAACCTTATACATTATCTGATTTGTCGTTGTATTGTTCAGACCCCCCGATTTTTCATCATAATGCCCGATTTTAATGAAATCAAAATTTCTGACATCAATAAGTTCTGAAATCTTGTCTCTACCACTGTACCAACCAACCAACAAACCTCTTTCCTCATGCACAAATTTTGCAAATTTGTCAATTTCTTCGGGATTTGAATCACCACCCATGAAACAAACACAAGTTACACCTTTATTTTTGTCAATAAGATTTGATAATTCTTCAAATGTCAATTCAATGCCATTATCTTCCCAAAGAAACTTAGAATGACAACCCTTACATTTACAAGGGCAATTCGTTATGTTAATTGCAATGGTAATCTCATCAGGTATTTCCTCAAAGACTACCATTGCGTTATGATATTTAAGCATCTGTTCCCATTATTTTGTTATTTAACTCATTTATATCGAAAATTCCGACCCATCTCTGTATCTCATTATCATTGTCATCTGTGAGTATCGTTACAGGTATGTTTCTGATATTGTACTTTTCCAAAAGGTCGTCTATCTCGTCGTCATCAATATCATACTTGATTACCTCACATTTGTTGAACTTATCAAGACGTTGGTCTACCATTCGGCAAGGACCACAGGTTTTACTTCCAAATTTTATAACTCTCATTTTAATTATGTTTTTTTTATTAATTATTATGAATAATATCTCATTTTTTCTTCTACCTGACGTGCTTCTGCGAAACATGACACCCTAGACAGATAACCGATTATTCTTGTCAGATAATCTATGTTATGACTTCCACATTTAGGACAGGTGTCAAGGGTATCTTTACTAATGTACCCACAATCATTGCAGACTGAATTCTTGACATTAAATGTGAAATAACTACACCCATTTTGAGAAGCGACTTTAAGTAATTCTCGGTACTGATTGAATGAAAGATGCTCGTTCAAATTCAAATGCGCCGCTTGTCCACCATCAAGATACTTAACAAAATTTTCGCCATGAAGTTTCATCTTGTCCAATATAGATAATGAACTGTCTTCAGGATTAAAGAAATAACTACTGTACATTACATGCTTTGGTGATACGTAATAACCATCCTTTTTGTCCCAATTATAATTCTTATTCGAAAGATTTTCACCTGGTACAAATTCTGTATTATACATACATTCCTTCGTTCTGTCTTTCTTATTAGACTTATTTATTGTTTCAAGTATGACATTTACAAAATAATTATATTCTTCATTCAGATTTGCCTCCAAACCAAGAAATTCCGCAGCATCAGTCAGACCGTTAACACCAACAGTGAGATATTGTTTCTTCAAAGAAATAAAACCTGCACTATAAACATCCAACATATTACTATTATAGAAATCTTTCAATATTTCATTAAATGCCCTTTGATATTTATGCACCCTTTCAGTCAAACTTGTTATCTCATTTGAAATATATTCATAAAGTTTTTCTTTATAAACAGCCTTTTTAACCTCAAACTGTGTACCATCACTGATTTCAACATTTTCAATTTCTTTTGCATACTTTCTTGTCGCATCCTGTATTACACGATTCAAATTTATTGTCATCACACTCTTTGAACCTGTCGCAACAGAAGCAGTTCCCATTGAGAATTGATGTGTAGTATGGTTGTGTTCTTCATCTAAGTTGCTGTCTTTCAATGAGTTACGTAAACGACAACACGAGCTGAGGCTATCAGGTGAATCACTAAGATAACAGAAGAATGAATGTCCTTCAGCCCACATCTCTGATGTGAAATCTGCATACTCCTTATCAACGATGTCATGACCGTCTGTCAACATAGCCATAGTTTCCACAGGGAATGTCAGGATATATTTTGTTCTTTCTTCATTAAACCATTTCATGAATTTTTTCTGTAACCATGATAAAGTTTCCCATTTTGGTTTAGTTCCATCAGGGAATACAAAATCACCGAATACACCATCAAAGTAATTTTTATCAAAATAACCAATATTCCAGAATACTGTTTGGTCAAAGCATTAATCAATCTTGGAATGACTGAGTTAATACTGTGGAGCACCTTTTGCGCATAAACGCCTGCGTGTTTCTGTACCCGTATCAATAGGGACATACTTTCCTACAAAGGAAATGCTCTCTACACACATTAAACATTTTTATATGTTTCTCTTTTACAAATTCTCCAACATTTTTTATATTCCAAACCAAGTTCTTTTGCTATTTGGTGTGGATTTTTTCTGTCTTCTTCATACATTTTCCTAATCTTTAAAACAGTGTCCTTACTTATGGATGCCCCATTAGGTAAAATGTTTTTAATGATACCTCCCACATGTTTCCAATTTCTCCCTAGATATATACCTTGAAATCCACTAAACGTTATTCTATCAGAATATGATTCATATACAGTTTTTACATTTTCTCCGTTGGCAATTCTTCGTCTAATATCAATAACATCTTGTTCTTTTAGTATTGTAGTGTTATTGTTTTCCCCACAATTACTTCTCCAATCGCCACCTTTTGTTACGTTATATCCATTTTCGTGGGTCAATGTTTTTAATTCTGATATTAATTCAATTTCTTTATTTTTTGCTTCTTCTACGGATAAATTTTCAAATAAAACGATAAACTTAAAATTTTTTATACCATATTTTCTAAATGCCTTATATAATGGTTTTTCTATGTATTCTTTTTTATTCGTTTTATTGTATCTAGTTTTATGGTATTCAAAACGATTTTTAATATTGTTAGTTATTCATATGTAGGATTTATTGTTTAAAGAATTAATAATTTGATATACATACATAATTATTTAATTTGGTTCGGGATTATTTTTATAGAATTGTTTATGCATACTTGCATATATATAATATATCGTTCCAAAAAGTACACTAATTTTATAAAACCTTCCCCGAAGCTATGCAAGTATTATTTGCTTATGCAATTATTGAATTGCTGCTTACATAACTGAGTCCGATAAGACTCTTAACGCAGTAAGGGCACTAGTCTACCCTCTGTTTCCCGCTGGCATATTCATCGAATGCACAACTTGTTGGAAACAATTTTCAATTACTTCTTCAAGTGTTCTTCCTTTTCTACTTAGGTCTACCTTTAAGTCAAGTTTATTAAGATAATCATCACCGTAATCTTTTCTGATAAAGTGGTCCATGTACATCAGGTACTCTGGTGTCGCCACGGCCCCCATAAACTGAGATGAAATAGAGTAAACCAAATTTATAAATTCACCACAATATGATTTCAAATCCGTAGGGGCAGTTGATTGTCCACCAAGTTTTGTTAAACCATCAATAAGGAAAGGATACATTGTTATGGCAACGCAGTAGGGGTATCCCGGTGTACCACTTTCATCGTGCTTGTACAATACATGGCTTTCGAGGTCTTTTATGTATTGGTCAGCAAGTTTTTTTGAATATAATGTCTTAATTTTATTATGCATTATATAACGATTCTGCTGAATATTTTTACCCTTATGCAGTTCTTGTCCTAAAGTAACCACGTTTTTGTTTCCTACATTGGCATTTGAATCGTATTTCGAACCTGTTGAAGCGTTTGAAGCATTAATATATTGCTTAATAAAATCTTCGTCCTTTTTTAAATGCTTCCTGTCATCGTACTTTTGAATATACGCCTTAGCAGCCTTTTTATTAATGCACATTAGGTTTTCTTCAACCTGTCTTCTGATTTCTTGTGTACTTATCTTATCATAGACAAAAAGATTTTTTGTCAAGATTTTAAGCAACCCCTCGTTACACTGGTCATTAACTGAAGAAAAAGCATCACAAATACTTTTCTCAATCTTTTCAGGAATATATTCCTCAAAAGACCCATCGGTTTTTTTTACTTCCATTTTATTAAATTATTTTTGTAAATTTATTAGTATAATATATGTAGTCTTTAATTTTTGAAAAAACGTTATAAAAATTCTTAAAAAATCATAACTCTTTAATAATCAAAAAGAAAAAATTTTTAATTTTTTTTACCTTAAAAAACCACCATATTACACTATTTAACAACTAAATAAATTACTTTGTATTCTTTGCAATTGCATTTGCCCTTTCAATAAACTGTTTATTGGCGTTACCTCCCTGATTACCAATAGGTTCGTTATCAATTGAATCCATATCTGACATGTCAAATTTGCATGTTCCGTTATTAAATTTGACATTAGGGAAAGAAGTTCTACCAATCTTTACTGCACGAAGTTTACCAATAAACATATTTAGTCTATGTTCTTCCTTCTGTTGTGGTGTTTGTGCCAATTGTATCACAACATGACCAATCTGTGTTTTTCTTACACTACCACCTGCCTGATTCAAACCGACATACTCTTGGTTTATTGCATCTTTGGTACTCTGAACTGGAACCCACAATGCAATATTGAATTCCTTTGCCAACGTCTCCAATTTACGCATTGTTATACCTTCCCTTGTCCATTCACTATTCTGATAGCCATCTGTGTTTTTTTCAGGACGCAGACATTCAAAGTAATCAATAACGACAATATCAGGTACAAAACCTCGGCTTATATATTGTTGAATCAAATATTTTATGTCACTTGCAGAATATTCACCCGTTGATAAACGTTGACAAATAACATTCTGTCTTAACATATTTCTCAATTCATTGTTATTGTCTTTTAGAATAGACATTGCAATCGGTTTATTTATCGGGTCAGACAAATCACATGCATCAATATCTGTGACATAACCGTAATATTTTCTCCTTATTGCAACTTCGGTATCCTCAAAGAAGAAATGTAAGACCTTATAGCCCATTTCGTTATTGTCCTTTGTCTTTGTTGTGGCTGCATGAGCACAGAAACCTGTCGTAGCACTCGACTTTCCCACACCCATAGGCGAAACCACGATACCTAATTCACCTTTGCCAAGACCACCATAAAGGCTTTCATCAAGTTTATCAGCACCCGTAGGGATAGCACAACGATAATCTTCTTTAAGGTCTTCCTCCAAAGTTTCAAACAAATGGAAACCTAAATTTGTATTTGTATTAGTCTCTAATGCTTTTTTAATCAGTTCTTCCATCGTAAAATAACTGTCAGCATTACCTCGTTTGAGAATTTCGGTACACTTATTAATTGCTTTTGCCAAATTCTGTTGCTTAAAGAATTTTTCAGCATTGGAAACCAATATTTCAACATCAAGATTAAAATTCTTTTTCTTGAGACTATCAAGTTTCTCTGTCATTAATTCAAGGGTGACTGCATCGTTTACTGTTGTGCGTATCAAACAATCAATATCTACATATGTAGGACAAATGCCATATTTTGAATATCTATCCTTCATCATACCCACGATACGTCTTAAATGTTCATCAGTAAACATGTTTTGGTCAATGATAGGAGACATTGCAACAAAAAATTTAGGTGTTTCTATAAGGTATTTTACCAAATTATACTGATAATTTTCCCCTAAGTAACCTAAGTCCATTTTTGCCAAATTATTTTTTGCCATTGTTAAAAAAATGTTAAAAGAAATTATTTTTGAAAAACTTGCCGTTCAAGTTATAAACTCAAACGGCAAATATTAATTGTTTTTTTTTAATAATGCTTTTCAATGTATGCAATTTGACGTGGTGACGGATAAAGTGTCTCATAATACTCCTGTGTCTTCTTGCGTACAGCCTTGCGCCATGAATTCTTGTAACTCTCATAAGCAGAAAGATAATTGTATTTCTTGCCACCCATTTCGAATTCCTTCGTATACTCATACTTCTCAGTAAATGTGTTACTAAGAGTGTCACAAATACGACGTATAAACTCGCTTATAAGATTGTTTTTTCCTCGTTGCATATAACGTATGATTGCGGCGTTAAAACTGAGTGATGAAATATCATGGTTATCCTTTGAGGCATAGGAGTTTGTCAAATCAACACCATTTCTCACAAATTTAGGATATACATTACCATCCCATATTTTTTCAAAAACAGGTTTGTCGTCAATCAAAAAAGAAAACTTAAATGTAATTTCACCATCAGAAGGACGTTGAGTTTCCCCAAAATCATTTTGTGCTTCATCAGACATGGAAATGTACTCCTTGGTAAAAATCTTACCATCAGGTGCTTGTACTGCGCCTGTTATCTCATCATTGCACATTGCACGTACAAACTCTTCTCCATACTTCTCTCCTTCTTCGATAGTGAAGAAACCACGCAACTTAAATGGCTGTGCTGTATTAGTATACCACAAGTATACACGACTCTTACTCTCCAAATCCTCTTGTATTGAACGTACTATACCGTTCATACAGTCAATAAATTCAGCACTGTAGATAGAATCCTCATTAAAACCATTAATCTTAAAGTAACGTTGGCAAATAACATTTTCATTCACCCATATAAGAAACTGAAACTTGCTCTTATATGCAATGTTATCAACAAACTTGCTCTTCTCTTTAATTACTTTGTTTTGTTCCATTAAAAACTATTTTTAAAAGTTAAACATAAAATAAATATACAAAGTGAACTACCCCCACCTAAAAGGGGCTTCTTCCTCATTCAGCGACACGGCTTGCATTAAGGTTTCCCTCAATGTAGAGGTTATATCTCCTGAGGCGTAAGTTCCCGCAGTTCCTACGGTACAATATTGTTCTTCGGACACTACTTTGTAAAAGTAATCCCTGATATCCGTGGTTGGTTATATGTAAATATAGGTTATTTCATAAAAATAATCAACATATTAAATAGGTAGGTTTTTCTTTTCCTTGTCAATTAGATACATAAATTCAGAAAAAAAGTTACCAAATGTTGTAGTGTCTTTTAGTGCATCTATATCATATTTTACAATAATATTGTATAAGTTTTCCATTGTTCTGTCAGTAGGGTCAATAGGGGCATACATCATACCCTCTATAACATCCTTTGCTTCATTAGTCATAAGCGGGTTGTGTAAATCTATGATTTTTTCGTTTATATCATAAATCTTTTCACCTTGACATCCATCTGTAACCCTATTTACAATATTTTCAGCCCATTTTAAGGGTTTTTTCTTCTCGGAAATTCTCTGCTCATTTATTTTTGAAGCCTTTTCGATTACTTCTTCAAGTGTTACCTTGCGTTTTTTAAACTCTTCAAAGTTATTAAACAAAGTTTTTTCACCCAAACCCTTTATACCTTTAATATTATCAGAGGCATCCCCACAAAGCATTTTCTTTAACACGACATTCTGATAATTATAACCCATTATGTCAGTATGATTCTTTGTATTCACAAATGTTTTCAAAGATTGTACATAAACTATAACATCATCTGATATAAGTTGTGTCAAATCCCTATCATTCGATACAATAACAATGCGCTCATTGTCCTTCTTATGCGAGACATAATATCCAATAAAGTCATCGGCTTCTGTTTTATCACAAACACATTGCCTAATAAATAATTCCTCCAACATTTCCATTATAATATCTCTCTGCCAATAAAATATTTCTTTGTGTTTCTTCTGTTCCGCAAGTTTAACAGGGTCTTTCTGCTTTTTCTTGAAGTATGAATACATATTAGAAATCTTCTTATTAACTTCTTTCATGTAATCTGAGAGGTCATCATCTTCAAATTCCTTGTCTCGGTTCAGTTTGTATTCTTTATTAAGATTATAACGGAGATTTCCGGAATTATTTCCATCCCAAAATACATAGACATAACGGAAATTGCCCTTTTGAAGTAGCATCTTTAGTTGTAAAAAAAATTGGAAAATGCCACCGATTTGAGTACCTGATGATGATATCGTCTTATCGCCAAGTGAGGATAATTCCAATATATTTGAACCGTCAACTAATAATGTGTTAAAGGTCTGTTTACATAATTCGGGCTTGTTTTCCTTAATTCTCTTTGGTATCGGCTGTGGCATCTGTCTCAGTTGTGGTAGCAATCTTTTTGTTATTTTCCTCTCTAAGAAACGCAAGAAACTGACCATTAGGGAGTATCCTTACATTTTCACTCACATCAAGCATTCGTCTCTCATCTTCTGTCAAATTCTTGAACTCGTCAACGCTCTTAAAAAGACGAACCGTCGGAAGTTTCTTTTCACCAATTTTTTCATTGTTGCCACACAAATTACTAAAGGTATTAAAAGGTATCTCGTCTGCCTTTCCCTCCTTTAAATCATACTCAGCAACATTAATAAGTTTTACTTTCATTTTTTCTTTCTTTTTTTTAGTTAAAAAAATATATACTGTTAATTTATGATTTTGTTAAATAAAAAAAATAGAGTTTAAATGCTTCTCCGACTAATGTCCACAGCACTACCCGTCGGACTTCACCTGTTATTTTCTCTTGGTAGGTCTTCCAAGGTTCTTAGTAAGTTAAGTCTTACTTTCAAACTCTACATTCTTTCTTTCTAACAAAATTTTTAACAAATTCGTTTTTCTTTCTGTCTGCAAAATTAATACCGTTTTTTGAATTAACCAAATTTTTCTGTAACTTTTTCTGTATTTTTTGCAAAAAAACATTATTTTTTTTTTAAGTATTCAAACAATTTCGACTCGTCTGTAAAGAAAATATCATCGTCACTCATATATAAAAACAAATTATGATGACAGGTGTTTAATATCCTGTCACCATAAAATACATTTACCTATTATGCTGTTTCTTCATCCTCTGTTTCACCAAACTCCACATCTTCTGCTTTGATTTCTTCCGTAGAATTACTCATCTTGTTCAACTCCTTCAAAATTTGTGAAATATGCTCTTTCTTGAAAGTATCCAAATCGTCAGGAGAAACAAAACCCGTATCAGTCGCAATCAACTTCCCTTCATAACAAACATTATGGGGGGCATCAAGATGATTTTTAAGCACCTTTATCTTGGTTTCAATACCATAACTGTATGTAAAGCCCTTATATGTTGCGGTAAGTCTCTTTACACCACTTGTTAACTGACCACCAAGAAGGAATTCACAACGTGTCGCATATTTTAGTGATTTACCACCCTTTGTCTGCATAATTGCAGGACCAACCGGATTTGACATAGAATCTAGCCATACCTTATTTACATACAACATTGTATTGTTATATTTTGATGTCGTCTTACGTGAACTTGGTATTCTATCATTAACAATATTGTTAAAAGCTGCACTGATAGCAGCAGCCGTCCACATGGGGTTGCCTATTTTTCCCGCACCACTGTTATATTCCTTATAACAGCCAATAGAACCTACACTATCCCACACAAAAAGGAAACCCTGTTCAATTTCACCATCGTCCTGTGCATCAAGTAACTCGTTTATACAAGAAGCCACGTCCTCGACCACTGCTATCTTGCGCTTTGTCTTTGTCTTAACACCTTTAGAATAGTCAATATCGCCAAAACGTTCACACAGCAAATGATTATTATAATAGATAAAATCTCCATCCCAATGAATTATCTGATTTTCAGTATGAACAGTTACTTCACCTGTCTCAGGGTCAATATCTTCTACTTCAACGTCACCATAAATCGGTTCTGCATTAAAGCCCATACTCTTTGCATATTGGAAAGAGAATGAATTCTCAGTGTCTATTATTACAGGTATCAAGCCCTGTCTCTGTGCCGAAGTCACTGCATGGTTAATGAATGTTGACTTACCTACATTACTATGACCTATTATTGAGGATACTGTACCTTCACAGACGCCTGGTAATTTTGTCGCTTCCTGTATAGCCTTTGGCATTAAAATCCATGACTGTGGTTTGTTCGCATTACTTACAGTTGTGATAATCTTCTCAGGTGTTGTATTAAGACCTATTTTTTCTTTAAATGCAGCCAAACCTGCTTTTTTTGTGATTCCTGTTCCTTTTTTGATTGCTTGTTTTCCCATATGAAAAAAATTTTAAAATTAATAAATATATTTTACATTGAATTAGCCTTGACAATTTGCATAAGGTATATTATTCAAGGTAGCCTTTTTAATTTCTTCTAAATAGCATTTACTGCATACTGGACGATATGTTTCTTCTCCACCAATCAGCACCTGTTCTCCGTTTGTTACTATTTCACCGTTACTGTTGAAACGAGCATTTATTATAGCCTTTCTGCCACAAGAGCAGGATATTTTCATTTCTTCAATATCATCTGCCAATTCAAACAAACGTTTTGAACCTTCAAAGCAATATGTGCGGAAATCTGTTCTCAGACCATAACATAGCACGTTTATATCAAAGTTATCAACCAACATACGTAGTTGGTCAACTTGGTTTGAAGTGAGAAACTGACTTTCATCTATCAACAACCATTGAAGCGGTGGATTGTTTGACTCTTTGTCATTAATTATTTTCTCTATAATATTATAAATGTTATAGTTTGGATAAATTGTAAGACATTCTTTTTCAATACCTAATCTTGAATGTATTTTGTCATTACTTTCTCTTGTATCAATGGAAGGTTTCATACATAGAAAACCTATGTTTCTTTTTTCAAAATTATTTGCCTCCATTATAAGCAAAGCACTTTTGCCTCCTTCCATTGGAGAATAAACATAACGTAATTTTGCCATAATATAAAATTTATCTGTTAGTAAATGCATATCCTACATTACAATTCATGTAGGATATGTTATTGTTTAGAATTTAGAAAGGAAGTTCAACATCGTCATTAACGGAAACGTCATTATTTACGATTTCGTTTGACTTCTGTGAAGATGTATTATAGTTCTGCTGAAGAATTTCACTTGCAGCTTCCTCTTGTGCCTTTTGTGCCTGTGCGTCACTTTCTGTCTTTTCTACGTATTTGCCTAATTCCTTATTATAGACAGGTATTTTTCCGTTGACGACAAGTTCAAGGTAATCTGCGGTCTTATTGCTATAAACATCCTTCCAAGTCTTCGGGTCTGTGAGCCATCCATTTGCTTTCTCAACGTCTTCTGACAATGGTTTCTTATTACCGCTGTCCGTGATATTGTATGCAATTGTATCTTTCATTCCACCGAAGCCATCAGGTATCTGTGACTTTACAACATTGATTATAATATCCTTACCTTCATACAAATCAAAAATATTATATTCACCATCGCCGTCTTCGATTGACTCTTGCTTACGGGTATTATACAAACTCATAAGTTTGTCATAGATGCCCTCGCCTTTGGAATTTTCATTAAAACGCCAAAACTTAACACCTTCGTCTTCATGGTCACGGTCAATGACACGGGCAATGAAAGTTCTCTTTTTCTTTAGGGAACAAGCCTCCTTGAACAATGACTTAGAAAGTGCGTCATTGCCATTCTTCCTTGCTTCTGCGGATTTGTCAAAAAGTTCTTTTGATTTTTTACAGATTGGACATTCCTCTTCACTGTTGACATTCTTGTCATTCAAACAAACATAAGATTTAAAACCACTTCTCGCAATTTCCTTATCAACTTTCAGTGCATGGGTTGTAATATCAAAAAAGACTGTACTGTCTGTTGAAGAAATCGGTAAAAATCTAACTCTTACCCTTTTGGTTGCTTCATGTTCCTGTAATTTTAAATCCAAATAATTCTTGGGGTCAAAACTTAATTTTTTAGAAATCTGAAAATCATTCTTTGGCTTCTTCAAATTTTCATTCTGTTCCTCTAATGCCTTTGCATCTACATTAACTGCTGAATACTTTAATTCACTCATTTTACATTAATATTTTTAATTTTATTTTAATACATTTAACATTTGTAAAATTAATACAAAAAATCCAGTTTTCCAAATTTTTTTACATAAAAAACATGCAGAGAGACTATTTTTTTGTTCCTCTGCATATAAATATCTTCAAAATGAGTTTTTTAATTAAAATTTAAGATAATCATTTAAATTTTGGTCAATATCCAAAGAATCTGCAATCTCTTTCATATTTAAACCATCAATATCTGATTTCTTTATTTCAAATTTTTTTTCTTCTTCTGAAGGAGCAACTTCATTATCATACATTACATTGTAATGTGGATTTTCCTTCATTTTCTCTGCCCAATAACCCTTTGGGGTCTCAGAATAAGGATAAGAAGACTGTGAACGTATATTTAATCTTTCCTCTTCAGTTGGATTACGTTTTTCAAATTCCGTCTTTAAAGCATTTATACTTTCCTCATTCTTTTCCAATTGATTCGCAAATTTCTGAGCAAGAGCATAAATTTTGGCAAGTCTGTCATCCACACCGTCAATTTTATATTCCGTGGCTTCTTGCGATTGTGTCAAGTCATCAACATCAATCACCTCGTCGTCGGCTTCCATTTCTTCGGTTTCAACATCATCTTCCGTTTGTGGTTCATCAAAATCTTCCATATTTGGGTCTTCTTCACCCATGTTGTTTTGGTTATCCATTGCCCCACTCATGTCTGCACCCGTATCTGCACCGCCATCACCATTAGAATCCATATAAGGGTCTCCACCAGTTGTATTGTCTGTCTGTGGCTGTTGCATGTCCATTCCCTGACTATTATCCGTTGGCTGTTGTCCCATACCCGCTTGTGTGTCGGTTGGTTGCTGTTGGTCGTCTGGTGTGTTTTCTTCTTCACCATCTTCATTTATCTGTGGTGCAGTAATAAACGTATATTCATACAAATTCTTTAATGACTGTTTCGGAGACTTATATTCCGCAATATCATTAAAACGTTTTACTGCCTCAGAAAGATGGTTTTTCTCGATAAATTCTTTATCCATTATTAGTCGTTCAAAAGCATTTTATTGTCCTCAGTCAATACAGTAACACTGTTCTCTGTTCTTTCAAACAGTCCCTTATCTTTCTTTTCGACCTTTACCTTACGCTTCGGTGCTTTCTCACCTACAATTGCTTCTATTTTCTTAAGTCTTTCGTCTGCCATATCTTTTTCTTTTTTCTCTTTATTTTCCTTGACGGTTTTTTCTTCTTTTACAAATACAGTATTATCTGCATTATTGTCTTTCTTTTGAGAAAACTGTCTTATGTGTTTTGTTATGATATTCTTACCAATAATCCTTCTCACCATAGTTATTATTTAAACATAAGTATTTATTGTATAAATAGTCTGTTAGTCACAAAAAATATCATAAAGCATTAATTCGTAAGGTATCTCAAAGTTAATTATTTTTTTCACTTCTTTGGGTATCGAATAAAAATTTGAAATTTTATAACAATTTTTGGCTGAAGCAAACAATCTTTTTATTTTTCCCCTGCTTACTCCAAAAAATGCACAAGTATTCAATGATATACCATAGATTTTCTTTGTGTCTTCTATATCATACACAAACACAAACTTATTATTATCAATATAATATATTTTTTTTGAATTATTGTTAAGTTTTTTAATTAGTGTTTTTATATCACTTATTGACAATTCATTCGTATTGATAAATTTGTATTCCAACTTGTCTATAATATTATGTATGCAACATTCGTAAAATGCTTTCAAATCATTTACATAATCAATTCTTCTTTCATTACGGTTAAATGTCCACCATATTTTATTATCTTCATACGTCTTTACAAGAATGTTAAAACCCACAATATTATTCTTAGCATTCTGCAACCCGATAATCAAAGTGGGCACATCCTTGTCAATTTCCGTTAGTGACATACATTTTTTATAACATTTTTCCACTTTCATGTCTTCCGCATTTACGACAATATTACCTATGAATTTTTTCATGATTTTATATAATAAATTGTTTTTAGATGCAAATATACTACAAAAATTCTAATAAACAAAATTATTTATAATTTTTAACAACATAATCATATGCTGTTTTACAATGTAAAGGATGCCTTCTATTTTCAATTGGCTTGTTTTTCTTTTTCATAGTATTAATTAGTGATTGTATCGTCTTTGGTTGTGTGTCTTTCATCACACTTTTAACACCCCCATCACCCATATTATGTGCTATGCAAGCATAAAGATATGCTTCTTCACCTGTCATATTATAATTATCTTTGGCATCTTTTAATCTCCTTTTCATATCTTTAGCCGCACAGTACGTTTGGTCGTCATAACTAAATACATTATTATGTTCAGGATACATATAACTTGCATTATACGCAAACAAACCACCAAAACCTTTATCATTTATTGGATTGCGAACATTCCACGTACTTTCGGCATTGCTTAGTGCTGCAAGCCATTTCCAATCAATACCAAAGTTTTGAGCGTGTTTCTTCATACACGCAATCAATTCTTGTGTGAGTTTGCCTGAAGATTTCCACTTCGGGTCTGTTGCAGTCAAACTCGCTTTTTCTGTATAACAAGCCATTTTTTAGTTATTTATAATAATTTATTAAATCTAAAAATATGTATTTTATCAGTCGAATCATACACATCCATATTATTTTGTCTGAAATCTGAACACCACTGTACACCCGTATATAAACATATATGACCATATTCATCAGGGTTATTATGTTTCATATATGTTGCAATATCGCCTGGTTCAGGTTTATATGAACCAATGTTTCCGTTAATTATGGTCGCAATCTCCTTGAAACCTATCTTTGGAAGATAGTTTACATAACGCCATGCATACGTTGGTCTTCCATCTGTATTTAAACCACCTTTTTCAAGTCCTCTTCTTACCCAAGTAGCACATTTATGATGACTACAGTCATATGTATTTTTTTGTAACCATTTACAGGTTTGTTTATAATTCCATTCTTTCGGACATTCTTTAATAAATACAGAATCAGGCACTGTTGTAATTCCCTTACCAACATTTTCGTCACAACTGCTACTGTTGTCAGACGGTTCACTCTTATCTGTCCTTGTTTTATTATAAATAAAGAACTTTGTATTGAACGGTTGTGCATACTTATTCATTTTCATGCCCGTAAATGTCGTGGTCATATTTCCTGCGGTCATATTATGACTTACTTTATAAATCATATACGTACCCCTCCATAGTGGTATGTTTAGGAGTTGGAAATACATCAAAGGACATATTTGGGCGTTACCCATCATTTCAACCGTCACTGAATATGAATAATTACTAAATATGTTAAAAGTATCTTGTCCAATGAAACAAACCTTTTTGTCACTACCATATTGTTTGGCAATATTATACTGCGCTTTAATTGCCTGTTCCGTCATTACAGGATTGTCCATTGACGCATTGATATTTTTGAATATATGATTATTCTGCCTACTAAATGCAATACCAAAGGATGGCACGTTATATCCTTCTTTTGTAGCAAAATCTTTATCTCTGTCAAAATCAACACTGTTTGTTGTTTTAAAACCAAAAAGTTGTTCTGCCTCTTTTGTGAATTTTCCATGTGACCAGATGTCATAATGGTCTACTCTGTAACCATTATCTTCACTACAATTGGAAGAAGGACGATAAGTATACATTACCACGAACTTGTTACTATTAGATGGGGCTTCCATCGCATTATAAGACAATGGTCTGAAAAGATTTTCCATCATTTCAATATCTTGTTTTTGTGATTTACCGTTAAAACCAATATAATCAGGTACAGGCAACATCATACAGTCATGGTCAGAAACAAGTCTGCTGAGAAAGTTAAAAAGTGACGCATTGTCAGCCAGTTCTTGCCAAGCACGTAAAAGTGTCTGGCAATTAATTGCCAAATGATGGAAAGTATTAAAATAGAATGAATCAATAAATATGAAATTCGGATTAAAATAATTTTTTACATCGAAAGCATCATCCTTGGAAATAACTAACCATTTATCCCACAAGTTTTTGAGATAATAATATACAGCAAGACTTAAATCACGGTTCTGCAATGTTTCAGGAGAGACAAACATATTATTGTCACCACCCGTATTTACTGAATTTTTATCAGTTATGTTTTTAGTAGCCTCCATAAACCCGTTTATATATGATTCATAGAGTCTGTCGTTAACCTTTATTTCTGATTTGAAATCGCTTTTTGTCATTCGGCGTGAACAACTATCTGCTATAATATATGTACCCAAATACAAATCCTTGAAAAGATTTTGTGAATCTGTGTCATTCTCATTAAATAGCATCTTTAAACCTTGTTTTTTGATATTTTTTGTTGTATCAACGTTTAATGCCGAATAATGTCCTACCCATCCATGCAAACCCTGATTTCTGAGCCATCCTTCAAAGGTAACACTTGTTTCCTTTTTATTCTTGATATTCTGAACATGTTTATATAAACTTTCTATATCAAACTTTAATTTACCTGAAGTGTATTGTTTAACAACGTTAGTACTTATTTGGTCTTTTATTTCATATTGGCTACTGATTTTTGAAAATATGTTATTCACAAAATCTTCAAACAAATCAATAAGTTGGTTTTCAATGTTATAATCTATGGTTTCCAAACCTCCAAACAATTCTTTTACTTTATAATTGTAAAAGAATGACTTGTTTCCATACTCAATTGTTCTGAAAAATATGTTATTGTTAACATTCTCCCTTACAAAGAATGTCGTATCAATGTCGGGATTTTTATATATGTCAGAATCAGTATCAAATTTACTTCCGTTCGGAATTGAACGATACGTTACAGGGTCAACATTGTTATGTTCTTTTGTGTATCTCTGTCTCCAAAGTAAAGAAGACATCAACAATAGATAGCCTTTAGGTACTGCTTCCAAACCACCTGTCTTTTTGACTTTTGAAAAGATGTTAAGATTAGTATTATAATAGTCATATTTGAAAGTGTGCAAAAATAACATTGCCTTTACATGTAATACTCTTGTATTATACTCAGCATCATCTTCTTTATCACGGCGTGTATTCTGCAAATAATAGAACGGACAACCGAATATATTACATTCCGTACCGAAATGTATAACCTTAAATTGTTGTATAGTCAAATCTTCAATACTTGCACTTTCACCATTTAATAAAATATCACCTTTTTCATTTACAACTACTTCGTTTTTTAATTTAGTGTTTTGTCTAAAATCCCATCCGTTATAAGTGAAATCATATTTAACCTTAGATTTACCTTCCAAAGTATCAGATAAAAGATTATCGTCTTTTATGCCAAGTTTTGCTTTATTGCCACTCAACATATGATATACGCCCTTGAAGTATTTCGCCGTATGTTCTTTTCCTACTTTCATGAAAGTGTTTAGGTAATCTGAGAAATCATCATTTACCTCATAGTCAATAACTTTACAGTTTCCCTCTTTTATCTGGTCGTATTTGTTCATTATTTCCGACACTTTATTGCTTTCGGTCACAATATCGAACATATATTTATTCGTATATAATTTTAAATTGTCATTGTTCAATATTGATAATGACTTTGAATTACAGTTGTATATCCAATCAAAACTACTTATTGTACCATCTGAATTATTATATAACTTTGGTGTAAAATAAGTGTTTTTCTTGTCATTTTTTTCAAAAGTGAAGTCTTCTTTATAATCACTATATCTTTTCAAAGAAGTTGAGACATATCCATTACCATTGTTATCGTACCAATGCACAAAAACATTATCATTATTGACTTTTTTTAACATTGGATGTCTGCTTTGATTATTGTAAGTGTCCTTTATCTTCTTTGCGGTCTCGAAATTATGATGTCTATCATTTGTACCTTCTTTTATTGAAAAACCCCATTTGTCGAATTTATTATCACAATATGAAATACCCTTTATGTCGTCCTTTGTCTTATCACCTATTATGTTTTCCAATGATGAAGAAGAACCATTGGCAAGATAAAAATTATAGGCATCCATCTTACCAAATAAAGACGCAAGATTGGGGCTTATATTATTTCCTGACAACACACCAATAATGGATGCAACACGCATGGAAAGATAACCTGACAAATCTGATATATTTGTTTCTCCAACATTAGTAAAAGGTGATTTACCGTAAGCCAAATCATAAGGCGTTATAGGAAAACCAGTAAAAGATTGTGCTTGTTCATTTTTCTGACTCGCCATTGCAAGGTCTTGTATACCCTCTTGTATTGCATATACAACCTTTTCCTCTATAAAATTATGACTTATATCACCAACCCATCCATAACGGTTAGCAAGTTCTTCTGTTTCATAACCACATTCTGAGGTTTTCTTTCCACGGTCATATATTGCAGGCCAAGGTGTGACATCCTTTGACACATTTAATTGGTCGGTATTTGTCAAGTCATGTATGCCAAGATAATCAGGCGAACGTTGACCTGTTTCTGCTTGTGCTTTTATCTCTCTTGCAGAGTCTTTCATAATGTGTACAAAAGTTTCAAGATGACAAAATATGATTTTGAAAATGTTACCTATAAATGGCTTGAAATGTAATATTTTTTTAACTTCATAGTTAACCTTTTCTTCTACTTGTTGTACTACATCACTTTCTTGTTTGTTTAATGTCTTTATTCTGTCAGTTATAAGACTTCTTAAATCACTCAAATCAATAAGTGAAGCGTTGTTCTTGAAAAAATTACTTTTACTTTCACCATTTATATTGTCACGAATTACTTGTGCCAACGCCTTTGAAATCTTAAACTTACTGCTTTGGGAAACTGTTATTTTTTGTATGTTTTCAATTGTAACTTGCTTGTTTGACGATAAACTTATAGAAGTGACATTGCCTGTGTTAGCATTTACGTTGACATTAAATGTCTTATAAAATGTTAAATCCTTGGGACAAGCAGTCCACTTGTTCGGTGCTTTATCCTTAGAAATACCACTACTTGTATATGTATTACAATATTCCGTCAGTTTTTCGTAAAATTTATCATACAATGTTATTGTTTCCTGACTTACTTTGAGATTATTGGCACTATGAAACAATAATATTTGTTCTTTCTTTTGCTCGTCATCTTTTGCTGTTATATAATTACCCCCGACATTACCTTCTAATGAATTAATGAATTTGTCAAGACTTGTGTTAATTTCATTAAGTAATGTCTTTTCTGCATTGGTACTCTGTAAGATTTCATTTTGTTCAGCACTTGCTGCGGAATATTCACTTTCAAATGTTTCGTCAGCCTTTTCAATATTTCTGAAAAGTTCCTTCAACGTTGGTGGCGGTACAGTTGTATCACCATCATCCCATAAACCCCATTCTTTTGTGTTTACATGTCTGTCCCAATATTCTTTACCAATATATGTAGCATATGGTGCAGCAACCAAATATGCGAACGGTATATCAGTAAGTAATGACCAAGAATAACCAATAAATGTTGCGGTAGCCTCAAAATTGCCTGTCTGAGAATTAAAGTTTCCTTTAAAACTACTACACGTCAATTGATATGTCACAGGTTTACCTAAAAAACCCTTGACTTGTAATCTGAACAAAGGATATGGCATTGTGAAAAAAGCACCAAAGACATTGTCGGCTGTAAGTTTTTCGTCAACATGTATTGCTTCTTCCCTACCAAATAAAGACGAACCTCTTACATCTACAAATTTAATCACTATAGTAGGAGTATACCAACTTTCATAAGAAATTTGTACACTCTCAACACCTAATCCTTCTATTTCAGTTTTTTTGTAATAACTATCATAACTTAAATCAGTGAAATAAGTTGTCAAATAATTATAGTCATCAACCTTGAAAGAAACACTACCGTCAGGATTGGTAATATATTCACCTCTGTCACCTTGCAAAACAGAAGTTCTTCTTTTTACCATATCTTCCTGTGTTAAACCCCATTCAATAGAATATGTCTTAGTTTCATTATCCTCGTTATTTTTAGAAGAAGCCGTACCTTCTGACTTAAAACGTTGAAACTGTTCAATAATAAGATTGAATGATATACAGAAATCCTCATATTTTGGTGTTAAGGTTTCTCCAATCTGTTTGTTACCACAATCACTGTCATATACATCATTCGGTTCAATATATATGATACGATTACACTGTCGTGCAATTTGTCCATTGCTTGTATGTATTTTCTCGTCTGCCATGAAATAAAAAATGACTACTTGTTATTACAAAAATTACTTTTATAACAATAAGTAGTCAAAAAATCAAAATCAATAATATATTTTTATTGTCTTTTCCCATCTATCATGATGATAGACACTAATTTCTGTTATATTACCATTGTTATCATAATGATAAATATATTTATTTAACCAACCTTCGTTTTCACCATACCCACAATCCTTACAAGAATACTCAGGTTCATCGTATGATAAAAGAATATTATCTCCCTTACACTTAGGACAAGTACGAGGTGCATTCATAACCCAATCACCTTTATAAAGGTATTTACTCCTGTTGTTCACCCACTCCGTCATTAGTATATTAAAGACATCCGACGTGGTATAATAGTCATCAATAAATGAAAAATCAATATTTGTGTCATTTATTTTGTCTTTATAATATTTTTCATGTTGTTCTGTTTTTATCATACTATCATTTCCGCCTGTAACTTCCCTTACAACATATGACTTGTCATCATTATAATCAACCAACCACACATATTTATCCGAAAGTTTACAATAATCCTTTTTATTATAATACTTAGTGTAATTTTGACATTCTATTTTATATAACAGTTTGTTCCACTCATTATATTCCAATTTATATCTTTCGGAAAAGATATCATTACGATAACTGATACATCTTGCATCAATATAGGTGATATAACCGTCATCATTGAGTTTGTATGTATAACTATATTCACGGTCTAACCTCTTACCAATCGGCTTGTCATTGATATTCTTGTCAAATTTGTATTTCTTTCTTATTAACCTCTTACATTCTCTCTTGCAACTGTCAATACATATCAAACTGTTTTTAATCATACATGACAATTGCTTATCTTTATTATATTCAAAAGAAATAGTATAGTATGGTTTTGACCAACCCTTACAAAATTCTATTCTTTTTACCATTTTTAAACCCTTGTGGTTTAATTCCTGAGAGAAACCACATACAGTCAAAAGAAATACAAAAATTATCGAAATTATCTTTTTCATGTTATTTTATTTTTACATTAAACAATTAAACACTGACTTCTGCTTTAATGTGTGGCCAAGGATTATAATCAGTCAATTCAAAATCCTCATATTTGAATGAAAAAATATCTTTTACATCGGGATTTATTTTCATTTTCGGTAATGGACGTGGTGTTCTCATTAACTGCGTATCAACCTGTTTAAGATGATTAAGATAAAGATGAGTATCACCTGTTGTGTGAACAAAATCACCACATTCAAGACCCGTTACCTGTGCCATCATTTGTAAGAGAAGAGCATATGATGCAATATTAAATGGTACACCGAGAAACACGTCTGCACTCCTTTGATATAATTGAAGCGACAATTTACCATCGGCAACATAAAATTGAAAAAGACAATGACAAGGTGGTAACGCCATATTATCAATATCGGCGGGATTCCACGCACTAACCAAAATACGTCTTGAATTAGGATTATTCTTGATTAAATCTACGGCTTGTTGTATCTGGTCTATTGTTCCACCTTTATAGTCACTCCACGACCTCCATTGATGTCCGTAAACAGGTCCTAAGTCACCATTTTCGTCTGCCCATTCATTCCAAATACGTACACCATTATCTTGTAGATATTTTATATTGGTATCACCCGAAAGAAACCAAAGTAATTCATGAATAATTGATTTTAAATGCAACTTTTTTGTTGTAAGCAATGGAAAACCATCCTTCATGTTAAAACGCATCTGATAACCGAAGATACTTTTTGTACCTGTGCCTGTTCTGTCTTCTCTTATAACACCTTCTTCTTTAATTTTATACAATAAATCAAGATACTGTTTCATTTTTATTAATATTATTAGTTATCTATTAATTTTATCTTTAAAGTTTTTTTCTATATTGGTCATTTTTTTCTTAAAACGTTTCAATTGTTTTGTTGCCATCATTTGAAAATTCTTCATATTATATCCAAAAATCCTATATTGTTTAACAGCGTTTTTGACTGCTATTTGGTCTTTGTTTTCCAAAAAATATTGACAATATTGTTCATAGATATTAAATATTTTGTGTGTCTCAGATTTTTTTGTTAATATTAATGATGGATTTCTCCTTAATTCTCTTGCATACTCTTGCATAAATGCATCCTGTTCATGGGAATTGCTATAATATACAATCCACGCAATATTTCTATCAACCTTACTGTAACCACTTTCTTGCCTCAATATATAGTTTGCATGTTCATATGCGTCATCTGTTAATTTTTTATAATTTTCATTTTTTGTAAAGCCATAATTAATTTGCAAAATATGTTCAATTTCGTGTGAAACATTTTTCTCACAATATTCCATTTTCCATATATTCTTTATCATATACAAAGTAAGATGTAAGACTTTTTTGTCCTCTTCATATCCATTCAAATTCATGGCTTCTTTGTAAACAAAATCACACAGTCTCTCATTTGAACAATTATATATGTAATAATTTAGTTCAAAACTTTGTTCACATATTGAATAATTCTTGATTATATTTGACACAAACAACAAACCATCATCTATGAATTCTTGTTTGGCATTTGGAATATCAAGGAGAATATCTTTTAACATTTTTTCAGAAAAAATATCCACTTCGTCTGAAATTGACCATTTTTCTGTTATTAATTCTATACTTTCATTTATCTTTTGTGAAACAATTTTCTTAACTTTTTCAATTATTTTATTTTCTAACTCATTCATTGGTAATTCATTTTATTTAAAATTGCATCATTTTAATATGTATTAAAACGATGCAAAACCATTATTTTGGTTTTATTAATGCAAAATTAATATATTTTTATAACATAACCAAATATTTTTAGTTAAAAAATGTTAACTATTCATTTTTTCTTTCACTTTTATCTCATATCTTAACAAAGCACTATCCAACGGATAGGGAATTCTGAACATAACTTTGTCAGGTATATCAAATTCCATACTTCCATATTGAGGATTTGCCATCATTAATAACCATGCATAATTTGCGTCGCCATAATATTTGTAAGATAATGAATCCAACCTCATTCTGCTCTTATCAAATGTTATATATAAATCAGTGTTATATGTATCAATCCTAATAGAAGGTATCTTTGTAATAGTACCATCTCTCCTAAATGAATTGTATCTATCGTAATATTGTGTATCCATAAATTAAAAATTTTTATATATGCACATTTATATAATTAATGTTTAGCCATTTCAACATGATGGAAATAAGACCCATCTTTATCATCAAAATTCACCTTATGGTTTTCCATCGCACCCATTGTTTCCCAATTTGTCTTTTCATATTCAATACGGTCGGCACGGTTATCATAGAGACGTGAGTTTGCAAAATAATTAAATGACATCGCATTCTGTAATCTTCTAACAGGACCTGTCAAATCACCGCCGCCGATGAAATTAAATGAAATCGTAACATTTGCGATAAGAGGTACAACACCTATACCTTCCTGATTTAAGTCTAATACAAGTGGGTCATAGTTTATTGATATGTTTTTTATTACAATTTTCTGATAATAGAAATCACCCAATCTAAGTATACAGAAAGGCGGTTTACCGAAAGCAAGGTTATTTGCAGTATAACCATCCTTATCCGAAGCACTCTTGGTATCACCTTGTCTTGTACATTGTTGCAAGAAGGTAAGTCTGCCCATAAATCCTTCAGGTGTCATACTATGGAATGCAGGGTCAAAATATTGAAGTTTCTCCTTTAATGAAGCAAAGACATCAGGATGTTTTGCTTCTAATTGTTTGAAGAAATGGTATTCTTGGTCGTATCGTAGATTATTTTCATCACCTTCCGCACTATCATATTTTTCAGCCAATAATTCAGAAGCCCATTTTCTTGTATCGGCAGCACCATTTCTTAACTGTGACTCATATTCTTTGCCATAAACAATCATTTGTTGAGTTTCTTTATCATAATACCAAGGTCTGTGTGCTTTTCCTTGCACATTATCTTCGTTTATGTTTTCAAACAATTCAACTTCTTTACCATTTACATTTTCTGTCCTATTTAATGGACGGAAACCTTGAAAACGTTCAAATTTCTCCGCATTTTCATTATTAAGTTTTTCAATATTTTTTGCCTCACTCTTTCTTATTTTTAAAGTAACTCTTGCAGAACGCCATTTTTTTGCTGTTTTTCCATTTACATCGTCAGTATCTTCCTTGTTTACTTTCACACTCGCCTTTGAAGCCTCGTTACCACCTTCTATAGTAACACTGCCATGACCATATTGTGTCTTTATCCACATCAAGGCTGTTTTAGCCCTTTGTTCTGCAAGAAAATCATTACGTCTTTTATTAGTTTCACTTATTTTATTATTACCATGTATATTGGAATAACCCACAGCATTCAACCCGACTATTTTATAGATTGAACTTTCCCTTGGGTCTAACATCTCAACCAATTTCTTTATTCTTTCATCTTCTGGTTTAATATATTTTCCACTCTGTGTTCTGATAAATTTTTGTTTATCATTTTCTTGATATTCTTCACCTTCTGTTGTAATGTTTTGCCAATCACTTGATAAAGCATATGCAATTTCCGCCAAACTATAAAGGTTTTTGTTGTTTTGTTCTTCTGGGAATAAAGCCCTTACTGATTCATGATTACAATTTAAATTTAAATTATTTTCTTTTTTATCTTCATAGTTTGTTTTACGCAAAAGTGTTTGGTCAAAGGTATTTTTATATTGTGCAGTACTCGTTTTGGATTCTACCTTATATTCACCGTCTATGCGATAGTACCAATGTTTATTGTTATCAGGTACATATGTTTTAGATTTGTACTGATTCCAATTTGGTGTCGTACCAATTATATAGTTATGACTTGCTTCTTGGTCTTCTATATTGCTGCCACTATTTGCCATTTCATAACCGTTGCCTTTCCAAATGCTATCCTTCATATCATCGAACTTCAATGGCATCGGGGTTGACAATGTAACATCTGACGGATAAGTTAACCATTGTGTTCCGTTACCTGCCAACAGATAGGCAATAGCCTCTATATCACTGCTTGGTTGGTCATAATATCCACTATAATTATTTGGGTAGAAAACATAAAAATTAAGTTCAATTTCCTCATCAGAAGGTATCTCTTGTGGTACAAAAGTCTCTTCGTTTACTGTTTTTGTCTGTCTCTTTTCCAAATATTCATCAGTCAATGGTGTTGGCATCGCAAAATTTCGCAAACTGCCGTCACCACCATCACATCCCGCAAAGAAACGAAGAATGTCACTGTCTTTCAAATCCTTTGGGTCATACCATGTAGCATAGTCAACTATTGAAGGGTGGTCTACAACCATCATAAATTCAAGTGTACCACTTCTTGCCGTATTTGTGTATGTAAATACATTTTCACCTCTACCAATGAAACTATGTTCGTTCCATTGTACGCTTGTATCTTCACTAAATCTTAAACCATATGGCGGAAACCACATTATTCTTCCGCCAAAAGGACCTCGTTGTTCCCATGATAAAGCCTTTTCAAAAGAATAAGGGTCGTAACCTTGCCATGCAAGATTTTCAATTGAAAACATACAGTCTTTTGTATGTATGTTCTTTTCTGCACCACCTAAGAATTTTGGTGCAATATTGACAATACCAGTTTCATTGTTCAAAACTGAAAGTTCATAGTCTTTCGCACCATCTGCTTTCCATCCACGTATGTCAACACCTTTATCACCAATTTCTTTACGATATTTGTGATTTGTAAAATGAGTCCATTTATGAAAATCACTCGTTTTTGTTACTGTATAAGGTTTATCTTCGGAAGTTAACCCAAAACTATTATCAACAGAGAAAGGTCTAATCAGTCTTCCTCTATATTGGCTATATTGATGGTGATGTGTCCATACACGGCAATATGGGTCTTCATAACCGTTTCTTCTATACGCTATACCCTTTCTTTCAGCATCATATGTAAGAAGATTTCTACCGTGGGACAATTTATATTTTTCACTTGATGCCGTTTCTGACACATCATTCGGCTTGTTGTTCGGATTATCTGTGTAGAAACGGCTTATAATCGTGTTTACCTTACGTGCATTGAAAAGTTTCTTGGTCTTAGCAAGAATACTTTCCTCATTTCTATTAGCTATGTAATAGTCAGTCTTCTTCTCGTCGGTAAAATCATCAGAACCCGTGCCATTATCATCATGATATAGGTTTACATGAACGCCATATAATTTATTGTGTCCATCTTTACTATAATCTTGTACATTATCATTTCTTGTAACGACTTTTGTGGTCGTCTCAGGTGCATGATTTAACTGAAATTTATTCAAATAATTGGTATCTTTGGTATATGTATAGTCATAAAGCAAGGCTTCGTCTGAGACCTTGCCTGACGAGCCTGTGACACCATCACCAAATAACACGTTTCTCGCATATTTGGCTTCAGCGTTAATTTCCATTAATCTTAACATCTGACGATACCCCATATCATTGGCACAATATTCTTCAATAGGGGTTGTAATCAATGTATCAAATGCACTTAATTCCATATCTCTTTATAATGTACGTTTTCCGACAATTTATTATATTAATAATTATAATCCTTTTGAGTTTTTTAAACAACTCTTGACGTAATACTCTTACCACGACCACCGTTCTTTGATTGAGATAAGTTTTCAGCCAATAATTGTGTCAAATTCCTTACAAATAACGGATTCTTCTTCATTTCTTCCAAAATGTTAATGGTCTGACCACCTGATGACAATTCCAATTTGCCACTTAATTCAATGTTCATCTTACCACCATTCATTCCACCATTACCCAATGCCGTATGAACATCTGCGGTCAAATCATTAAGGAACTTACCGATAGGACCACCTTCTTTTGCAAAGATAGCAACATCTTTCGGGTCGGATTGAACAATACCATTATTTGTTATAATACCATCGTTGATTTGTTGAGTTTTTTGTCCTGCCAAACGAGCGCCTGAACGACCGCTATCAATAAATGTTCCTTTAACCCAATTCCAAATAGAACTTCCATATTTACCTTCATCCCAATCTTTACTAGCATTTGCAAGATATAAATCTGCATGTGCTTGTTTAAGTTTAAATCTTCTATCAAGATTAAGACTCCCGTCTTTCTTTGCTTCTGTCTCTAAACGTTTAATATTTTCTTCTATTTGTTCAATTTCACTCTTTTCTTTTTTCGCAACTGTCGGTTCATCGCCTGTACCATATATTCTTTGAAGAAGAGTATCACTGTCTATCCTATTTAATGATGCCTCTATTAAAGTATTAAAAATACTGCCACTTTCACTAAACTTATTTGTGGCTTCCATGACGTTTTTATTTATTATATCAAAGATATCTTTAAACTTACCTTTCATATCTTCAAAACGTTGTAATTCCAAATCCATCAAGGTTGTCGCTTCTTGCGCACCTGTTTTTATCATTTCAACTAATGTTTCACCACGATTACCTTGTGTTGAAGATAGTGTTAAACCAATACGTTTTGCGAACTCTTCAAAAAAAGTATCTTTTGTTGCATCCGCTAAATCGGCTTGCTGTTTGTTTTTAGCACTACCTTCTCCTGCAAGAATACTATATATCTTTGATACGTAATCCTCTATACTTTCTTCCGTAGGCATTAATGAATTCCAATCACCTTCTCCCAATTCGTTGATACCTTTTGTTTGTCCATTGTCAAGTGTTACTACCCAATCGCCATTTTCGTTAAGTTTTGCCTTGTTATATATCAAAGCCTTTTGTTGGTCTGTATATTTATTTCTTAATTGTTTGTCAATTTGTTCACCCTTTATTCTTTGTGTAATCTGAGCACGTGCATCATTATAATTAATACCTGTTGCCTCTGCATATTGTTTCAGCATCATTGCATCAGCACCCTTAATATCAACTTCTCCCGTTTTGGAATTAAAATGTCCAATACCCTTTGTCATATCACTAAAACGTTTTGCAAGTGATTCAGGGTCTGACCATGCTTCATACATCATGGCAATAGGGTCTGAACCCATCGCCATATGTCCACCTAATACTTGAAGTTTGGCTGCCTGTGTGATTACACCTTCCAAACCACCATCTTGTACTTTATCAACAATACTTTCAAGACCTTGCATATTAAAACGTGTTTTCTGCGCCCATAGACTCATTTCCATCATACCTTTAATACCACCCTTAAAAGTGTATTTCTGTGCAAGTTTAAGGTTTTGTTGTAAATCCTTTGCAAATTTCTTATTTGACACACCTGCTTTGTTGGCTTCTTTAAACATTTCAAAAATCAAATCAGTACCTGTTTCGATTGACTTATTGAAATAATCCATATCGCCTAATAAAGTTGAAGCAAGATTTTTATCACCTAACACAGTACCTAACATTGAATTCTTAATAAATTCTTCACTTGACATTACTTGGTTACGTGTGGTTGCTTCATTATACAATCTTTGTGCTTGCAGAAGACTCTTACTATCTTCATTCAAATATGTCGTTTTACCTTCACTATTTTGAAAACTTAAGTTTTTTAGTGTTTTAAACATAAAATCTTCATATTGTTTGGCATTAGTAGCTGACATACCTGTTATATTTGCAATCTGTTTTGCACTTTCATCTGTTGTTTGTACAACTTTTTCAATAGATTTTGAATAATCTAATGTTGCTTTACCGAAACTCGAAGAAAAATCAAGTACCTGTGACATTAAATCATTGATTGTATCTATCTTTTGTTGTTCTATCTGTGTTTTCATCTTAAGTTTATCAAGTTCAATCTTGTCCGTTGTTACATCAATTTCTTTCGTTATATCAGCAATATTACTTGCAATGTTAGTAATAACGCCTGCAAATACAGCCCAAGGTCCTTTAAATGTACTGGCTACACTATTAACACCATTAATCCCTGCACTTATTTGTTCGTAAGTAAGTTGTTTATTGCGTAATTTGGTTTCAGCTTCAGTGGTTGCTTTAAAGAAACCTAATGCAGCACGTGCTGAAAAATCCTTGAATGAGGTTTTCATTGCTTCTGTTGCATAATCAATAGAATTACTTGCAGCAGCATAAGCACCGTCTGTAACACCTTGTAATATAGAACTAAAAGTGGAATTTAATGCACCTTGCATACCTTTACCAAAGGCTGACATGTTTCTTTCGAAAATTCCCTTTCCAGTCTCCAACGTTTTAGCATAAACCTTCTGCTGTTGTAACCATATATTTTGTTCTTTTTCTAAATTTTTAAGATAAATGGATGTTACCGCTTTAGCGCCACCTGCTAAACGATTAGTCCATTTGTTAACTTCGTCTGCTATTTTATTACCTGTTCCACCGCCTGACGATGTGTTGTTATTAGACGAATTACCTGCTGAAGTTGTACCACCACCACGTCGTATTTCAAATAATATATTATCTAATGCGTCTTGTATTGTATTAAGGTCTGCCATAAAAATGTATTCTATTGATTATTAACAATAAATAGTTCCAAAACGAAAACGTTAAGGAACTATTATTAGTTTTATCTTCTTTTTCTCTTTTCTAAACGTTCTTTTTCTTTCTCTGAAAGTCTGTTATGCATCATTATATATGTTTTTCTATCACCTGTTGTCATTTTCATTATATCTTCCATTGATAAATCCATATACTTATGACAGAGCCATATTTCTTCTTTCAGACTTCGGTCGAAATTAGATGTTAATGAAAATAGTATCTGAGATTGTAAGAAACGTGGTATAAGAGCCACCTCCATCGCTCTCAGGAACATTAACATCAAATCTGAAATCCACACCGGGTTTATGTTCTGACACATAGTTACGCAATTTCATTGCCTCTTTGGTACGCATATTATCAACATAATTATGTATAAATTCTGTATCTGTATTATTATTAATTGACTTAATAATTGAAGTCATTTGTTCCGTAACTATGTTTGGATAAACTGTTTCATCAATATCCTTAATATCAGTTCCAACAATTTCCTTAATTTCACCAATATCTTCATTAAGCATTTCACGTTCATCATCACCGACTTCATTCTCTGCCAACAATATTTCCAAGTTACTGATTGCCTTGATAGTATTTAACTTGTTATAGTCAGTCATTTCTGATGCAATCTCATCCTTTATGTGTTCCTCGTCCTCGTTGGTAAGGAATTTGAATTTGATAATATCACCATTTTCTGTTTCATATGTAAACAGACCGTCATCATCGCCTTCCAAATCAAAATCAAGATAATCGAACTGTGACAACTTAATTGTCAGATTGTATCTCTTGCCATTTTCGGGATTTGTTGTAACAATCGGAAAATCATCGCCATATGACGTTGCACGAAGCCACAATATAATGGCATCCCTGTCACCACTACACAAATCTTTGACATTGATTCTCTTGTCAAGTATCTTTCTCTCCAAAATGATATCAAGTAATTTTCCGTCACGATAAACATTTGGTGAAGCCATGATATTCTCATCTGCTGCTGTAAGATATGCAACAGGTATATGTCCACATCTTAATGGATTGTCCTTTGGGTAACACTCTCCGTTTGAAGGAAGCGGTATCACATCATATTGTACCCAACTTGGTATGTCTGCAAAGTTGAAATCATATTCAACCGCTTTTTCTTTATGCTTTTTTGCAGTTTTCTCAATGACAGAAGCCTCCGTTGTCTGAGCGACGGCATTTGTTTCCTTTTTATTTTCTTTCTTTATTTCATTTTTAACCTCTGCCCTCTTTAATTTAGTCTCATCAACTGTATTGACTTTATTTGGTTTCATTATTTCAATAAAATCATCCTCTATATTAGCCATTTTGCTATTATATCTCTGTCGTCTTGTCTTGAGGTATTCTTCTTTTCTCTTGATATTATTCTCAATATCCTTTTCATCCTTTACCATCATCGACTTCATTATTTCTTCTTCATTGTCAAGACGTACAATTTCCTCATCTACAACATCTTTTTTACTACCAAGTCTTTGCCTTCTTGCTTTATCATTCTTTTTAGTTTTTGTCTTGTTCGTTGTTGCATATGCAGTCATTTTATTATGCATTTCTTCATCAGTCTTGCCCATTACTTCAAGACGATGTTTGTATTTTTCAATCTCACCCTTGCTTGCCTCACGGTATTCCGAATTTTCGACTTCATCCATTGTTGCATGTAAATAATTACGTGCTTGTGCATTGTTGTCCTCAATTGCTTTTCCAAATTCTTGTTCCAAAGAAGCAATTTTCAAATTATCACCCTCATTATGTTTTAATGCCTTTTCCTTTGACTCTCTCAAAAGTTCATTCGAAGCCTTTAAGATAGCCAACTGACGTTTTCTTTTCTCTTCCGTTATGTTTGGATTAATAATGTCTGCCATATAATTTCTTAGATTTATTTGTTATTTCTTAGTAAATATAATTCTTTCAATAATCATTGCAAAAGATGTTATTGTAGGTTCACCATTAGCCTTTTTAATTGAAGAAAGGAGTTTTGCAAACTTACAATTTTTCAATACGGCATGTGTCTTACCCTCGTCAAAATCTATCTTGAAGTCTTTTTTAGGCAAATGGAACATCTTTTCTTCATCGCTAAGGCTTCCGATTTTCATTATTTTCTGACTATCCTGTATCCACATTTTCAGGTCAGTCTCCAAATCGGGTTTCTTTGAAAATTCCTGTGCATCTAAATAAATATATAAGGCAAACTGTTCCTTATTTGCCCATAAACGTTCAAGTTGCGAAGTATTTGTATCACTACCGTCAATATTTCTTATATTGCCATTGCAACGATGGAAAGCATATGTCTGATTCTTGACATTTATCTTACGTTTTTCATAATCATTATATGACATATTATTACCAAGACTTGTTATGACCATATGGTCAACACTACGTCTATGACCATAATACTCATCTTCTTCCATCTTGATATATTTTTTTGCTGTCAGTTCCTCTCCTTCATATTTGAAACCATTGACGGCATCACCATTTGCAAATGGTATGTATAATGTTACTTTCATTATCGTTCTGTTTTTTCAATATTAATTATATCTTCATACTTAAAACTGATACGACATAATCTATGATTGTTATTACTATAATCATAATAATCAGGTTCTAAAAAATTAACTCTGCAATTATGATAAAGATTTCTATTGATTTCTTCACCAGTTTCATCGAAATTGGTGATAAAAATGTCTATTCCATGAATGCTATTATTTATTTTCTCACATGCCTTATGGAAAAAAGCATCACCATAACATGATTGTTGGGTAAAAACTATGTCCATTGTTTTTGCAACATCGGTATCATAATGAATCGGCGATATTTTGACACTTGATACAATATGTGCAGGAATAATATCATCACAGAATGTTACGATGAAACGGTTATTTTGACTAAATTGAGGGTTATATTTTACAGAATTACCAATAGTTACATCAGTATCATTTGATGCTGGTTTACAATTTTTACAGTTTAAATCCATAGTTTTGCAATATTTATTTTTTATTTATAATAAATAATCATTTTCTGCTTTTTTGTCAAATTGTATATAATTACCATAACTAATGTGGTCTTTTTTTATTTTCATTTATCTCTTTTTTCTTTTTTCCACATTTAATATATTTTTCTATTTCTTCCCTCACTTTCTTGGGATTATTCTTTATATCATATTCCCAAATTCTCAGCAAGGGTATACCATGCAATGCTGCCCATTGGTCTTTCAATTTATCAACAAACATATTATGCTTATGCATCGGGGTTATCTTGTCCTCACTTACAACCCTTGGGTCTGAGTGAAAATATGAACCATCAATCTCAATCAAAAATGTTATCGGGAAAAACTGTCCTTCTTGTTTCACACACTTAACGCCATCTTTTTCTTCATATTCATACTTGACATCATCGTAACATGTAAGTGCAAAATCATAAAATCTCTTTATATCCTTTGCCTCATATTCATATATATATGTCAAATTCATTTTATCTAAAAAATCCTTTGCAAAATCTATTTCTAATTTGCTTGTACCGTATTTTTGATTTATCTTCCTCCTCTGTCTGAAAGGTTTACCACCATGATATGCCTTATAATTGGATTTCGGCTTTTTCTTTCTATTTGGTTTATCTTTTTTTATTGAATTTGGTATAACTTGTTTCATAATCTATAAAAATAAAAAGCATATTTGTAAATATAAATGAAATTCCTCATAAAACAAAATAAAGATACCATAAAATGATATCTTTATCTCTTTTCCCCACTATTTTTCCTATTAGAAACTCAAAATACAATAGTCAGGTTGTATCGTGATTTCAATTGTTGCAAGTGAATCATCATCATAACCAAGGTCGCCGAAACCAACAGTCGTAGGCATACAATTCTTTAAAACCCACTGCGAAACAGCAACACCCGTAGGGTCAAGCATCTCGATGACCAAATCACGTTTATATGCCACAGCATATCCCTGTCTACCTGTTACACTTTCCGAAGCCAAACGAACCCATTCCATTACTGCCTGTGAAGCACTTGGTCCAATAGGGTCTCTCAGTGTAACACTTATTGTTTCCCATACATATCGACCCACAACCCAAGTTGAAGTGTTAAGGAAAGGTATTTCGGTTGAATTGTTGGTTATTGTTGGTCTTGAAGCATTACTTACCCACCACTCCTGTATTCCTAAATCCGATGGGAAACGGAGAAGGAATCTGTTTTTTCTTAAGGGTTCGTACTCTAATGGAGCTTTCAATAAAAGGTCTGACATAACTATATTTATTTTTATTTTATTCTTTATTTATTTTATTTATAAATATTAGTTCCTTTGATATTTTTACTTTTTTTTGTAAAATAACTTAAATTTCTGTATTTTTATTAAAAATTATATGAGAAATGAATGATAAAAAAGAAAAATGCAATCAATAAGACTGCATTTATACTATAACGGGGTCAAAGTTTACCCCAAGAAATTATCAAAACTTAGTTTTGAGAACCGCTAAACTTGTCCTCATTGTTTTTACTTTCAATTGCCTTGTCAACGAGTGACCAAATACGTTTCATTGTGTCATAACTTTCTGAATTTGTTTGGTCGGCGAGACGATTAATCACACTCAAGGCAATTTTTCTTATTTCAATAAGTTCCTTTTCAATATTGCTCAGACCTTGAATATCCTGTTTTGCTACTCCCTCTTCTTCCTGTGGTGTTTCTTGTGTAATTCCTTCCTCCGCACCATATGTTTCTTCTTCTTTTTCAGGCATAATGAAACTTTCCAATGTAAGTTTCTTTATTTTATTCAAACTATTTCTCATTTCATTAATTGCACCGAAATTATCTTTTGTTCGTCTCATATTATTTACAATATAATAATTTACTTTATTTAAATATAAATAGTTCTGTTTAACAAAAAAGTATATTTAATCCATATACTTGTTTATTTTTCGTATAAAAGCAAAATAAAAAGGAACAATTTCTTTAAGAAACCACTCCTTTTTATAACTTATTGATTATCAATTAGATGTCGTCGAATGACACACCATTTGGCGTGGCCACAAGGCCGATATTTATATATTCGGCATTTGGCATAAACTTAATAAGAATCTGTGCATTAAGTTCAAGTCTGTCTCTTGCTTCGATTGATTCATCTATCACAAGTTTTGCATCAACTATTGCTCTCTTGCTAACAAAGTCTTCAAGTATTGAATTTACTGCCGTTCTGAACGTTGTTATTGTCGTTGCGTCATTCGGGTCAAATATCAAACCGATACAAGCAATTGATATGAGTTTTCTCAAACGTATAAGACAACGTCTCTTTGAAATCTTGTTCATATGTGCATTACTTTCTGCGATTTGTAGGTTATTATCACCCCAAATTCTCATACCTTCATCAGCAAAGTTGTTAATAAAGTTGATACGACCGCTGTAAAGTTCGTCCTGTTCTGAAAGTACAAGATTCTTCTTTGATTTAACACCGTCAGTTAAACCACGATTCCAGCCTGCCGACGCATACCAAGGTGCATAAGTATTATCTGTAAATGCAAAGTTCTTTACAACGTCTTTTGTAGGTGGCAGATAGATATACTGACTATTTGAACTGTCATAGTACTTTATCCAAGGGTAGTACGTACAAGCCCAATTACTGTCAATATTACTTGCTTCAAGATTTGCAACGGCTTCGTTTGGACTATACATTTCCAATTTGGTATCTCCTGCACCGAATGGTTTATCAGGTGTTGTTATGACATAGATACTGTCAGCACGTTCCTCTTCAATCATTTCAATAACCTCGCTTACAAGCAAGTTGTTATTAACATAATCTATACCCGGAGTTGCGAATACATTAATATCGGTTTCCTTTGGATTAGCGAACTGTCTGATACCTGCAAGGTAAGCATACCAATCGGAAGTAATTGCTTTGCCTGGTATATCAAGACCATATTTTTCAGCGTCATATATCAGAGAGAAGTTTTTACCCTCACCGCTTACGCTATCAATTTCTCCACGATATTTCTGATATTTGAACTCATCACTGTTTGAACGGCTTGTTCTATAATAGTCCCAACCGTCAAAACCACCATAGAAGTAAACGGTAAACTTACGCCAACGTTTGTCTTCATATATTGTATTGTACATTTCCTCTTCTGTACCGATACGTGGTTCAATTCCATAGTTACCGACAGTATTAGTCTTATCAACAGTTACCCATTCATAACCTGCAATACCATCAACACTTACGGTTTGCTCAATACCATTACTTACAACCTTACCAGTATCTTTATCAGGTTTTCCTGAAAGGATACGTGAATCAAGGTGGAATGAAGGTGTAAGTCCTTTAGGGTCGTCATTATATGCTTCAACGCCCTTGTATTTTAATACATCTTCATCTACGCCTGTAAGGTCAGACATACCAAAATACTGTTTTTTCTCACGTATTTCATCATAAATTGTTGTATTGTATTGGAAGTATGGCTTCTGTAATTCAACATTATCGAAATTCTTACCCAATGCAGTACCTTCATAATTACGTACAGGGAAGCCCAAGAAGCCCGCAGGAATTGAAGCCTTTGTAGCATCATTTTCGTTTACTTCAACAGTTACATAGCGTGATTTTGTCTCATAAGTTTCATCAAATGAACCAATTCTCAATGCAATATAGTTTGGACTACCTGGAATAAGGTTTACGTTTTTATATCTTTCAAGAATAATCGGACTGCCGTCAGTATCATTGAAATCACGTATTAATACATCGAAAGTTCCGTTGAAAGTATCAATGTTCTCAATAGATACCTTACATTCAAGTCGTGAATTATCACCGTCGGAAATTGTATGGAAACGGAAGAGTTTTGAAAGTTCGATATTATTACCCGAACCCTTTATTTCAGATACAATCCAAGGAGTTGAAGAGTATCTATAAGGCTCTTTATAGTCGTTAAGGTCAAGTGTTATCTGCTTTATATCAGAATCTTCTTCAGACTTGATATAATACAAACCGTCATCATTGACATATACACATTCATTGACAATCTCTTCTGAAATTGTAGGTTCACCTAATGTTTCGCCATTAATTTCTACTTCACCTTCTGTTGTTATATATTCGCCATAATAATATTCACGTGTACCTGTTGAAGTCGTATATGCAACGACAGTGTATATGTGTCCGACCTCACCGTCTTGTGCAACCCAAGAAACACCGTTATCATTAGTTACGTGTACTTTCAATGGAGAACCGTCTTCTTCATTGACTGAATATGTTGAACTGTATAAGAAACGTTTGCCAACATCATTTCTCTGCAAAGTACTTTCATCTTCCATAAGTATGGCATTTACAGGTGCGTGCTTTGGTATAAGATGTGTTATTTCAAACATCGGCAAGTCTCTTTCCTCACCAAGTGTATTTAATTCACCTCTTTCAATCAACTGACGCAATGCAATGTCATAAAGTTCTTCAACATAGATTTCAGCTTCTCCCTTTTCAGGGTCTCCACCAAGTACGTTATAAATATAGTTCTTGTCACTTGGGTTAAATGAAACTGAATATGTTTTAGTGTTCGGTGTTTCACTTCCGTCATTAAGTGTTACTTCAAGTCCAAACGTACCGTAATTATTAGCGTTTATGGTAAGTTGGTTTGTTGTTTGGTCAAAACCAGGATTACATCCATCCATAAGTACAAGACTCTTTGAACGAACCAATTTGATATTTTTTGCAAAATATACAATTTTATCATATTCGTATTGGTCTGTACATATACCTTTGTCAGGGTCGGCAGGTGCAACAAATGCTGCCTTTCTGTGTTCACCTCTTGAACGTAATACAGCAACTACCATTGGCTTTTCTTCTGTGTAATCGCCGCCAACAGTGTCTCCCCATGCAGTGATTATCCATGCAGGACCTGCATTTACGCCTGAAAGACCTAAAATTCTACAAACCTTAAGACTCTGTGACTGCTCAAGGTATGTTTTTGCTATATAAGGTAACTCGTATTTCGGATATTGACTACCCCTGAATTTTTCAGTACTTGTACCACCAAAATAACTCTGATATTGTGACCAAGTGCTTACTTCAATCGGTTGAAATGCAGGACCTCTTAATGTTTCACCCGCAACACCTAAGTTAGTAATACCAAGTGATTTGCTTGCTACAGGAAGTTCACTCTCTGAGAAATAAATACCTGGACTTACATGTACTTGTTTCGTTGAATTATTTGCCATATTTAAAACTATGTTATAATTATTTTCTGTTATTTAATAATAAATATCAATAAAAAGTCCAAAAACCGATAAGGTTGATATTTATTGTTGTTTTTCTTTTAAAATTATGCCCAAGTTTGAAATATCCTCGATAGTAAGCATGACAGTTTCATTTTCTTTGAAGAACTTTTCATCTATGGTCTCGAAATCAAGTTCTATCTCAGAAGAAACAACGTTATTATAGAACATTTTTTGTTCTTCTGTCATTGAATTAAAATCAATATCCTGAAAAGTCATTTCCAATACATTGAAAACATATTCCTCGACCTCATCGAATTTTTTCATAATTGAAAAAATTTTAAAACCAATACTGACAGGAAAAGTACTTTGTTGTTCAAAAATCTTGAATAATGTACGATTACAATTAAGCACTTGTTGGATTGAAAGTTTTTTCATAATCATTTTCTTTTTTATTTATTTTTTCTTTTTAAATATACCAGTACTAGTACTAGTATAAACTAGTATATATAATATAATATTTAAAATAATAATATAAATACTAGTACTAGTGTATACTAGGGAAACCAAATAAAAATAAAAAGTTTACTGAAATTATTCAACAATAATTTCTTCATGTGTAGGTATTTCTTCTGAAACGCTTTCTGTAATTACATCCGAATTATAATATACACCTTCTTCAAAGCCGATAAATTGTACCATACTCTCCTGTTCATAATCCAAAGGTGTTATTTTCACAAAAACCTTATCTTCATTTTTAAGTTTAAAGCCCTTTTGTGTATAATAGAGTGTGTCGTTAACCATGACACGATAGTTTCTTACGTTTTTAAAAAAAACACTTTCAACTGTCATATCAGTATCAAAAGTAAATTCCGTAGTATTATGATAAGGTTCAAATGTCATAATAACATTGAGAGTCTTATTCTTCATCGGATTATCTTCTTCTTCAACTTGAACACAGTTTTTGGGTTTTTTTGAAGAGATTCCATTAGTTATAATGTTAGTTTTCTTCGGAAATCTTTTTACTTCAAAATCATCTTTTTCAATGATATAAGCCATAAGTTTAATCGTTACTGACTGTACATAGAATTTACGGTCAGAAATAGAATAACTTGTTTCATCACTGATATCGTCTATAACCATAGGTATAAAATGTCCATTTGGTCTTATATAGTGCTGCCTTGAAGCAAATAACTTATTTATTTTCTGATTGAAAACATTGAGATTTTCAAGCGTAACGGTAATGAAATTTATTGTATAAGTCAAATCTACCGTATAAGGTTGTGACATTGAATAGACCTCAATACTTTCAGTTCCGTTATCATCAAGTACGTCTTTTTGCAATATTGTATATCGTCTATTTCCAGGTACATTCCATAAATTACCTTGGTTTCCGCCAAATGACGGGTTTTTATCTCTGTTTACTGTTTTGAAATTCAAATACAGGTTGCCATTTTCGTCACTATGTTCCCACATTTGGCTATATTCTGAAAACCTTTGGTTACTGTAAAGGGTATATGTAGGTACTTTTTCGCCATCAACTGCAATGTCTATCTCATTTTCAACAAATTCAAATACAGCCTTATCTATATCATCATATTCAAGGGGTTTTGGGAAAACAGCAGATTTATCAAGTATCTTTTTCTGATAGCCCAATCTTACTTGTTTTCCAAAAGGAACTTGTGTCTTGTTTATTTTCGTTATATTTTTTTTCGGTTGTGTCCTCATAAAGCATTATCCATTAAATTCTGATATATCACTAACCAAAGTACATTCAACTGTTCTCCATGCAGGCTTATATGCACCTATCAAATGCGAATTGGCGGTATTTACCTTTCCATCATTGACAACCGTGTAATATTTCATTCGGTTACTGTCAATTTTCACCCCAATATAGTCACCACGTTTTATATCAACCATGTATTTTTCAAGTGTCTTGGTCAATACATAGAAAACCAAATTGCCATCCTGTGCATAGACAGCGTTTGAACTCTTGTTGTCAAAAGATTTTATCTCGGCATCCTTTATTTCATAAATACAAGGTATCTCCCTTGGTGGCTTATATCTTATATTACCCTTTGAGGCTTCTTTATAAATTGCGTTTACATTGCTCTTCTTTCTATCCACCTCATATACAACGACACTCTGATTGAGGTCTTCTTCTATATAACCTTCTACAATTTCATTCTCAAGAAAAAAGTCCTCTTCAGAATAAAACATATTATTCCTTGATGGTAGTTTAAGATTATTGAGCATTTTTTACAATTTTATATGTTATTTTTCTCATAAATAGTTGGTTAATTGGAAAATTTGTGTTATATTTGCACAAAGAGATATATGTGATTAATTCATGAATACGAACGATTGCGAAAAAGCATATGACATACTAAAAAACTATACAGGTACTAATAACCAAATACTTTACTATTGCTATAAAGTGAAAAACACTTCATATGCTTTAGGTGATTTCGATGTAACCTATATTTTGAACAATCATGATTTCCAATCATACGAGGTAAATAAAATAGTCAAGATTTCAAGTGATTTTGGTGAAATTATGATGAAAAAATATAATTTGGAATTCAAGCCTGAAAAAATATACATTGGTCGTGTTATTGGAGAAATGGGTGAAAGCCTCCATTGCTATGTACAATACAGAAAGAGTGTAAAACCGACATTGATGTATGTCAGAAAACACTATATACTGAATAATCTCATTGACAAAACAAGCGAGATAAGACTTAATATTGATTTTGACAAATATGACAAGATAACACTTGAAAGAGACGGAACGAGATTAAAACAGGCACAAAAGGAAGGAATTGAATTTCTTCTTAAAAACAAGAAATGTATCTTGGCAGATTCAATGGGTTGTGGTAAAAGCCGTCAAATTGTCGTCACATCAATGGAAACAGGTGCAAAGAAGATATTGATAATATGTCCTGCCTCATTGAAAACCAATTGGAAGAGGGAAATATGCGCATATAACGACCCGTCAGATGTAACAATCATAAATGGTAACGAATGGAAAAACGGAACAAGATATACCATCATAAACTATGATATATTAGACAATTTCTACACAGTACCATGCGAAATCGTATATGAAAAACAGATAGACGAAAATGGTAATGAAATAAAAGTTCCAAAAATGGTCAAGGGGTCTAACGGTAAATTAATACCCAAGACACGCAAAAGTCTTAAAAAAGATACTATAAAGGAATGCCTTTCCAAAAGTCCCCTCTTTCTTGAAAATTTCGACTGTGTAATCATCGATGAAGCACACAAATTGTCAAACAATACTTCAATACGATATAAAGTTATCGAAGATTATCTTAAAAGGTCTAAAATACCATACATATTCCTTTTGACAGGAACACCACTGACTAATAAGCCGATGAACTTATATCACGTATTGAAACTCATAGACGCAGACGTTACACGTGACTATAACTATTATGCAAAAAGATATTGTGAAGGTAAAAAAATAACGTTAAAAACAGGCAAGCAAATAATGCTTACAGGTGGTGCTTCCAATCTCGATGAACTGAAAGAAAAAATCAAACACATATACATAAGGAGATTACTTCATGAAATGACTGAAATGGTTGATAAGAATATTGTAACACGATACTATGACCTTTCTGATACACAAATGAAGAGATATAACGAATTATGGAACGAATATGTGGAGGCACAAATGGAACAAGGTAATGAAAAATCAGAGGATTACCGCCAATTAGTAGAAGGAATGTTGGTAAGACAATATCTTGCCAAGGAAATGATAAAAAATACCGAACAGTTGGTGGACGAAAAAATAGAAGATGGTGAGAAAGTTATCATAATATGTACCTTCACAGAAGAAATCGAAGAACTAAAAAAGTATTATGGCAACAAATGTGTCGTCTATGACGGCAAAATGACACTTAAACAAAAGGACAAAGCACAAGATGAATTTATGAATAGCCCAAAAGTCAAAGTGTTCATAGGACAAATAATAGCATGTTCCGTAGGTCTTACATTGACAGTCGCACATACGCTTGTCTTTAATTCATATTCATGGGTTGCAGCCGATAATCTACAAGCTTGCGATAGAATTTACCGTTTGAATCAAACAAAAGACGTAACTTGTATATATCAATTGTTCAATGATTCAATATCTCAGAATATGTTTGATAAAGTTATGAAAAAAGAATTAATAATGAATAAAACAATCAAGAGTGAAAAGGAAAAATAATTTATTAAACACACTGTAAATGGCTAAGAAAAACAGATATGTCGCAATTGACTTTGAAAAATTGGACACACTTCCAGTATCAGTATGCTCTGTAGGTATTGCAGTCATTGAGAATAACAAGATAGTCGATACCTTTTACAGTTTGGTGTGTCCACCTTCCAAAAATGAAAATTATTATTGTGTGCAGACACATGGTTTGCATTATAAAGATGTAAAAAACGCACCCACTTTTCCTCAAATATGGAAAAAAATTGATAAGATGATAGGTAAATCACCTTTGATTGCACATAACTATGGTGTTGAAAGAGGCTGTATCAATGCTTGTAATGAATATTATGACACAGATTATAAATATGAATATATCTGTACTTTGTCATTATCAAGAAAATATCTTCCTGAATTAGAAAGTAAAGGCTTAGACCTTGTATGTGAAGCATTGAATTATAATATGGGGAAGCACCATAACGCATTGGATGATGCAATTGCTTCTGCCGAAATATTTATTAGATTAAAAGAAAAATTCAAACTAAAAGATGAAGACATTATCAGAAAACAACAATACAAATGAAGTAAATGATAAAGAACTAAAAATTATCTATGTACTTTATATCGGCAAAAATGCTGATAATGACAATATATATCATTTTCTTATTTCTGAAGATTCAGAAATGGCTTGGGCGGAAGGTTGGGAAAACAAACCTGCTTGTGTAATGAGAGACCTGACACCCGAAGATGATATGTATGAATACATTGCTGAAATAAAGACCGAAGTCAAATTGGACTTGGCTCAGAATAATTGCTGTTTCTCAATGCAAGACTGCCGTGATAAAATAGTTGCTTTGGCAAGTGAAAATCTTGAAGAAGCAGAAGAATATCCCGAAAACGGCAGAATTGTCATTCATTTCGGGCAATGTGTCGAAGAAGTAGCCAAAATGTTAGCGAAAAGAGATATTGCATTGGAATATATCTGATGCAATATCTATTGTTTTATACTTCCGTCATTGATAATAATTTGTAATTCTTCTGCAATTGGTACAATTAACTCGCCCTTTGGGAAGTGCATACCTTCCATTGTTATATCACTGTCAAATTTTATCTTGAACTGACCAAGAAAAACACCACTGTCAGAAGTATCACGTTTATTCCATTTATAACGTATTTTGTATTTTTCTTCACATTCTTCCGTATCAAACGGAATAATATCACAAGGAGCATTGGCAATCTTCTTTATACCCGTTTCAATATCAGTCATTGAAAAAGTTACCGTCGCAGCCTGTAACGCAAGATAAAGTTTCTTATATGTATGTCTTCCGTCATGAATTGCCTCAATCTCCAAATAAGGCAATGTGGAATTCTTATTTATTACAAATTGTTTCATTTAATTAATAGAATTTCTTTACATAAATATCTTTGAAAAAACATTTATTCCACAATTATGTATACTGTATATTCCTTTTTCTTTTAATAATTCTGTTTTTTATGCAAAAATAATATTTATTAGTATAAAAACAAAGTATAATAATATGACATTAGATAAGGAAAAAGAAAAACTTTTTCGCCAAGTTAGGCGAAAATTAGGGGCCTCGATTAGAAAAATCGAACTTACCGACGATGATTTGTGCGATTTACTTGATATCGCAATCGGCAATTATGCGGAAGCAGTACAAAATTTTATCATAGAGAGTAACTGGGCTGCACTTTTCGGTAAACAGACAGGTATTCAATTGTCTAACAACGAAATTGCGCAAGCATTATCACTCCGTAGCCTTGATATGACAAAAGACTATGCAAGTTGGTTCAGTAAGCAGGTCGGTCTGCAAAGCTATGGTAAATATGAGTTGAAAAAGGACTTTTTTGAGATTGAAAAAGGCAAACAAGTTTATTATATACCACCAGGTAGAGAAATTAATAAGGTTATGTGGGTAACACCCCCTACCACTGACGCAGCAATATGGGGTAACTTCGGTGGTTTAAGCACAAACTTCGGTGGTGGTGTGTTCGGTCAGATGGGCATGGGCGCAGCAGGTGTATTCGGTGGCGTAAATTCAGCATATGGCATGGGCGCAGGAATATGGGCTTTACCCGCAGCCGATATTGCGACAATGGCAACAGATATGTCATTCAAACAACAATTGTTAAGAAGTGACTTAATATATCAGATAACAGCAACATCTGACGGCGGACATTTAATACATCTTTTAAGTACACCTGGTAGTCGTTTTACATTTGGTGCGGGTGGTGTGAATACATATCCATTATATAATTGTTATGTATGGTATACATATTATGATACAAGTGGTGGTGATGCAGATGAATGTCGTAGGAACAATCCTGACGTAATATTATCACCTGACCAAGTACCTCTTGATGAAATGGATTATGCATTCTTCAATCCACCAACAAAGGCATTGATACGTCGTCTGTTAATTGCGGAAGCCGCAGAAACGTTGGGTTTGATAAGAGGAAAATTCTCAGGACAGATTGGTATGATAAATAATCAATTAGTAATGGATTATAACACACTTATCAACCTTGGTCAGAAGGAACGTGAAACTGCAATGACTGAACTCAGGGAAAGGTTACAACGCATGACACCTTATGAAACAATGAAAAAACAGGCAGAACTTGTCCAAAGCATGAAGGAAATACAGAAAGGAACACCTTTGGGTATATATACGATATAACATAACAAGTAAAAAGGATGATGTACATATCATCCTTTTTTATTATATTTAGCAATAATGTCATCAATCATACCCATTAATTCTTCTTTTTTATCTTTCATATTTTCATTCAATTCAAAGAATGTATCATAATTGCGATGATTTTTGTGAAACATCCCTCTTACCGATATTTTCCAAACATATTCTTCCCATGACTTTGTTATATAATGACGAAGATATAGTTTGTCATATACTGTTTTATTTTTGTTTTTTATGAAATTAGTATCACACCATTTCGAACTAAAACGTGGTACATGCTGTGTGAGAAAGGTTTTATCATTGCATTTTTTTAAATTATAGACAGTTTTTAAGTTACCCCCTGCTCTGTCACATTTTTGAAATGATATATTTTCCGTATAAATCTCAGGAATCGATTTTTCATTATAATTCGGTTTGTACACGTTGCCATTTGCCCCAAAATTCATCCATGATAAAACAAGAGCCTCATAATCATTAAAAATATTAAGAGTTTCTTTTAAATTCAGTTCATTATTTTTTCCAATTGTAATATATTCATCAATATCAATAATGAAACACCAATCATAATTTGTATTTTCTTTTATAAAATCCAAGCCATTTTTTAATACAAATCCTTGATATGAATTGTTATTTTTTAAGCAATAATCTATTCTTTCTTTATTTTCTTCTTTAATAATATCGTCTATTGATAATAAAGTGACATTATTATCAGAAAAGGAATTAATTTGTGGTAAATGACTCAAACTTCCATAATCTTCGATAAAGAAAATATGGTCAATACCAATATTTAAATGGTATTTCACAAAATCCTTAATATATTCTTGTTCGTTTTTAATAATTGTAAGTATACAAACATTCATTTTACTAAACTATTTATAAATAATAATAAATATAAATAAAAAAAAATAACTTATGTCTAATTATCTTAAATTATTTGAAACAACAAATGAATATACTCAGTACATAGAACAAGATTCACCTCTTTTGCCTAATGTATCATATACTGAAGATGCTTTAAAAGTCTATTATAATCCAATACCACATGATTATTCAAAAGACTATTTTACGATTGTTGTAACCGAAGGTGGTAATATTAAAATTGACACAGGTTATACACAAGGTCCTTCTATTTCAAAAGATAATGGAGAAACTTGGGAAGAAGTTGTTGAAAATGATGAACTAGATGTTTCTGAAGGAGATACTATTTTGGTAAAATGTATGATAAATAGTAAATTTGATGATAGTTATAATTTCATCACGGCTTCAGAAAATTTTAAGGCTAAAATACAAGGTAATATTATGTCTCTACTTGTTAGTGATAACTTTACGGATGCAACTGTATTAGAACATTTCTATTTAAGTGATTTATTTAAAAATAGTGAATGGCTTATTGATGCACAAAACCTTGTATTACCTGCAACAACACTTGTACAAGATTGTTATGAAAATATGTTCGTTAATTGTTCAAATCTTGTATACGCACCGAAAGTACTCCCTGCAACGACACTTGCAGAAGGCTGTTATGCGACTATGTTCGGTGGTTGTTCAAATCTTGTTACCACACCTATACTCCCCGCTACGACACTTGAGAAAGAATGTTATTATGCTATGTTCGGTGGTTGTTCAAGTCTTGTTACTGCACCTGTATTATCTGCCACGACACTTGCAGAAGGTTGTTATAATGCTATGTTCAGTGGTTGTTCAAGCCTTGTTACCGCATCTGAACTACCGGCTACAACACTTGTAGACTTTTGTTATAATGCTATGTTCAGTGGTTGTTCGAGTCTTGTTACTGCACCTGAACTACCGGCTACAACACTTGTAAATAATTGTTATACAGGTATGTTTGGAGAATGTACTTCATTAAACTATCTTAAAGCAATGTTTACCACTGATATAAGACAAGATTCTTCATATACGGGTGGATGGCTAAATAATGTATCTACCACAGGTACATTCGTCGGTAACGCCGAAGCAAGCTGGTTGGATGACGTTATAAGAACAACTTCTACAGTTCCTGAAGGTTGGACAATTGAAAAAGAGTAAATTTAAAAATAATTTTTTTTATATACACTAAAAAATGAAGATAACAGATTATTTAAGTGAAAAGTATGGTCTAGACAAGTTGACACATTTCTTTGCAGGTGCATGGCTTAACGCTCTTTTGACACCGTTTGGTGCAATTCCTACAATTGTAGGCTTTTTTGTAATATATTTAATAGGCTTTATAAAGGAACTGAATGATGCAGAATTTGATAAACAGGATTTATTATTTGCTACAATAGGTAGTGGTATAACTGTGATTATATATCTTTTCATGTCCATTTTCCTATGATTTAATTACAAGCAAATAAGGTTGTTTTTATTGATTACAAGTCTACGGGCTTGTAATTTTTTTGTAATTTGTTGAGAAAAAGTTTGGTTTTTCCAAAAAATAGTATTAACTTTGCACCTGATAGTCAACCGATGATGATAAAATATATTAAAAATTTATCTTAACTCGGTGAGAAATAATTTAATAACATTTTTTTATGAAAAAAGAAGTAACAAAAGAACAAATTCACTCTTTTTTAAATGGACGTAACCCAATGGAGCGAATTATTAAGATTGAAGGAGGTTACAATGATGATAAAATGGCGGTAATTTACCGTGACGAAAATGGTATTAAGAAAGTATCACATGAGTCATTTTATCCTTTTTGTTGGTCAAAAGTCACGGCAGCACAAAATCTTTATGGCGGAGACAGAAAAGAAATTAAGGCAAAAATGAATGAATATCACATTTCATGCAAACTGTTACGTACCGAAAATACGGAAGGTGTTGTTCCTGAACGCATGAAACGTGGCTATACTTTATTGTTCAAAGCAACTACACCTATGTCTTATGGTAAATTTCTTGATTTCTTTAAAAAAGGTGGAAGACCACTTTATCCTAATCAAAATGATTCCAATTATGGTTTAAAAGAACATATTGTTGTTAGTCCTGTTGAACAGTTTATGATTGAGACAGGTAAACGTTTCTTTAAAACATATGATGACTATGACGATTTGGTCAGGATGGAATTTGACTTGGAGACGGAAGGACTTGACCCGACAAAAGACTGTATATCACAGATTGGTATAAGGACGAATAAGGGTTTTGAAAAAATATTACCTGTCATAGGCGAAGGAGAAGAAAAAAAGAAAAATGAGATAAAAGCCTTACAAGAATTTTTTAATATAATACAAGAAATAAAACCTGACGTAATAAGCGGACATAATTCAGAAAACTTCGATTGGTGGTTTATTGACGAACGTTTGAAACTCAGGGATTCTTCACTCCAACTTTTTACTGAAAATATTTTCCCACATGGGGGTATCTATAAGAGTAATCGCCAAAAAGTACTTAAACTTGGTGGTGAGATGGAGTATTATACCCCTACAATAATGTGGGGTACAAACATTACAGATTCACTTTTTGCAGTAAGACGAGCACAAGCACTTAATTCCAATATTAAGAAGGCAGACCTTAAATATATAACGAAGTTCGCTAAACTTAATAAGGCTAATCGTGTATATGTACCAGGTAAAATAATCAATACAACATGGGCA